AAGTAATTTTTGTTTATACATCAATTATACGCTTATAATCTATTATAAACTACCTAACGAATCTAAACATTCGAAATAAAGATTACCTATTAGCACTAAGCTAGATTGTCTAAAGACAACTTACTAATCTAATATAAAACAGATATATAAGTTTTAACACATTCTCAGACTATCTGCATTGTCTTACTGGTGTACTTGATTTTATAGCCCGCACGATTATTTATTCATTAACTCTCCATGATGAGCACCACACGTATTTTAAGTAACCATCTACTTTAATGTAGACATGAATTACTCCATGGAATTACGTCTGAATGTGAATAAATTTACGCCCCACAAGTTTGTTATTTTCTAATGGTTGTTATAAATCAGTGGCATATCCTACTTTCACAAGTAAGATATGTCTAATAGTAGTATTAACCTGGATATTTACTTCTTAGGCGTCGCAATGCTCGCGACTGCCTTTTCAATAGAATCATCCCTAATGGCCTGTACTCCTTTCTGTGCATAAGTTGCTAATACTATACCGTCATAATATACTTTATTAGAGTTATATTCACTAACGATTGCAACTTTGCTGGCATCCTCCCCGGTTTTCATGAGAATTGCCATAAATGCCATATCTGGTATACTATAATAAGTATCCAAACATTGTCGTTCCTGTAACTCATTAGCACGTTCTTGTAAACGCGACACTCTTGCTACAGAATCCTGCTTAATAATCGTATCAGTCTTTTCAACTGGTACTTCTTTCTTGTCCCACCAATAGTGATCACAAGAACTCAACGAAATTATGGTCAAAAGACCACAAATCAAAACAAGTAACTTTTTCATTTTTGATAAATGTTAATTAATAAATAGATATACTTATATCTGAAAGATTACATTGTAATTCACGTCGCATCACGTCTTGCCATTTAATTCGAAGTTTTTGTACATCATCTAAAGACGAATCTTCCTTAAACTTATTTTTTGGAAATTCATATTTAAATGAATAATAAGACGATGTTTCGTTTATTAATTGCATAGAATCTACTATATCCTTTGCTTCTTTTAAACCTAATCCAGAAACATATTTAAATGCTTTTACTATTTGTAGTTTTGCATGACAAATATCTCCTGAAAGTTTAAAAGTGAATCCTTTTACGTTGCTTAGAACAAATGTTCTAAGTTTAGGGATCTCTACTGATACGTCTTCTTTTTTTGTATCTTGAATTATTTCTGTTAGAAAATCTAGAGCAATAAGTGTAACTACAAACTTTTGTACAGAACCAATAGCGCCATCACTTACTGCTACTTTATCAACGAGATAATGTACATCTTCAATTTTAACAACTTTCCCAACTAATTCTGATGGATTTTTCATTTTGATATGAATTTAAATTAATAACGTATAAACAAAAAAGTTTATAATGATAGATAAGCCTAAACCCAAACCTACAGTAATAGCATATACTATCATTTTACATTTACCAAATGCTTTATTAGCAATATAATAAACTAATAGATAGCATAATACACTAATTACTGCAAGTAATAAAAGCATTCCACTACTTGGTGCAGGAGTAGACGCGAATGTAACTGTGTCCATTTTTTCTGATTAATCTTTTTGACATGTTCCTATAATTATTGGTAAAACGTTTTCAAATATTAACCAATTTTGTATTTTGTTAACATTTGTTAGATTCTTTATCTCCACTTTAGTCTTTATAGATACTGTAATATGCTGCTTCTTTAAAGCTTGCAATATATTACCAATATCAAAAGTATTATTACTACCTATCACAATTTTATTATGATCTATACTAATAATTGGAAATTCACATAAACCAAAGGTTTTGTTTCCAATTTTTATATAGGCATTACAAACTGACATAGTTATTCACCGATAAGATTGTAATAAACACTATCTATAGTTGTTTGTAAGGCATCTATAGCATTTTCAACATGATCAAGTTCTTTGATCAATCCAATTGATGGATGTGTTTCTCTAAGCTTGTCAATACATTCACTTTGTTTAGTAACCATATTATCAATTTCAATTAAACCCTTAATAAGGGTAAGTACTTCATCTAAATCTTTTTTCATATATTTTATTGATTAAAATTTCAATTTAAGTTTTATTTCAAATATTCTCAACTGGCAGTTATAGTTGATAGATTTGCGGTTAAAACTTCAAGTGCAGTGTATTAAACATGACTTTGTAAAAACCATTTCATCTGGCAGGACGAAACAAGTGCGCATACCTGAATCGAACAGGTGTACTATTATTCGCCAAAACAATAGGTTCTTCCACTAAACTAATGCGCTTTCCAGATAGATTTAAGACATATCAGGTCTATGCTAACCATAATAGAGACAATAGGAGTCGGAACATCCTATAATTTAGCCAAGGTTTGTTATGGCTTCACGAGTTTTAATTGGCGTTTTGTATACCTTGTATACACACAATCTCCAATACATGATTTTAATGTCTGCACTAATACTTACTTATAGTAAGATATAAGCCCCACATGCTTGTTACTGATTCTCACAGTTGTACAGGATAGTTTATAGACTTATCCCAGGTCTCAAAGTAATACCAAAACCACATTTAGTTATATTTAACACTACTTTGTAGTTTTGGTTACTTTGTTCTTAGTTTTTGTTGGCGATTTTATAGACTGCCATTTTGTCTCAAATAACTCTTGCTGAGCTACATCCCGTTCATTGGGTTGCCTAGCTTGTTACTAGGGGCCTTCTGCAAATCTAGCAGCTGCTCTCATTATTTAATTTTTGTATACTCTATGATAACCCATAGATAAGCTTACTGCTCTAGTATACTTTAGAGAAGACCAACTATTCTAATTAAAAATGAATAGGTTCTATTTATAACAAGATTGTGTCTTTTCATCTTTGTTATATCCATTTCTCTTTAAGGTTACACTGATCTAATGGAAAGATCACCCTTACTACGTAGATTATAATAGTACTATTTATGTATTACAATTCGTTTTGTGTATAAACTTTTCATACTTAAATAATCTATTATTATTGTTGACTCTGCATTCAACAGGCTTGTCACTGTGTATTCGCGCTGCATTAAACAATATTATAGTAGACGCAAGGCTTGGTTACCCTTGTTTGACCGTATTAATCCGGTTGACGATTATAAGTAAGCCATTTATCATAGATATTTTTCCAGAATTCAAAACCTTCATTTCTAATTTCTGTTTCTTTCCATATAAATGAAACATTAAGAATATGAATGTCAGCATCTAAGATTATCTTTAATAAGACATCTGCGCCAATTTTTTTGGCATGATCATAAACATTTTCCTTATATCTATCCCAAACTTTTTCTTGTTTCATAAATTCAATGAAATCATTTGGTAATTGTCTAAGAAGTTGTCTTTCTTTTAGTTCTGTAGGACTCATTTTATTTATGAATTGAATTTATTTTTATAGTCAATTATTAACTGATTATCTCTTAGAAAATCAGAACCAAGTATACCAATTATTTTTATTCCTAATGCTAAGTTTAAATTCTGCATAGATATTGTTTTAAACTATATATGTAATACTATCTACTTTTACATTTATTGTAGAAGTTTGATATTCTAAGTTATAATTAATACTTGCAAAAGCTTTTGTATTATTTGGAGTATAATGCCCAATACTATTTAGATATTCAATTGATAACCAAGATGAATTACTTCCGGTATCTATTAAAAAATTACCTCGTTCTAGATGCACAATTGGTAAAGAAGATTTCTCTATAAATGTCATATTATTTAAAGTTGTTAATTCTAAACTATGACTATTACAAGAAGTTACTAGAGCAACTAGTAATAATAAAATAAATTGTTTCATTTTGATGATGAATTAATTGTTACTTAGCAGTTTTATGTCATGCTTAGGACAAGTCCACTTTATATAAAATGGGCTAGAAACTTATTTTTGAACAATTATTTTATCAATCTTTGTTCTAGTATTTTTATCCCAATTATCGATCATTTTAGTTAAATCAATAATAGCAAGATCTATATTAGTTTTTTCAACTGTATCATGCACTCTATCATAAGCGTTAGTATGTGAATTCCTAATCGTTTTAAGATTAGCTATAATACCTAAAATACGCATCTTATTATAGTTACGCATTCTTGCCATGTCTTGTTTTCTACTCATGATTAAATTCTTTTAGCCATTTGTCATGAACATCATTCCAAAAATCATAACGTCTTCCAGATGTCTCTGGTGTATTTGACCAACTAAATGCATATACAATTGCCCATTCTGTGGTTAGATTATAAATTCTGCATTCTGCATCAGCTGAACTTACTTCTCTAAGACGTTTTGTCATATTGTTGATAAACGCACATAATGCTTTTTCTTTCTTTAAAAACTTAATTAGTTTTTCTGGCATAAGGTAACGCAACTGTTTTTTACTTATCTTTGTTTCCATACTATTTGTGTTTTAAGTATAAAATAGTCATGATAATACCATAACCTGATACAATTAGAAAACACAATGCTTCTGGTAGATTCCAAGCAAAACGAGGTTGTCTAGTTGTAATACCAAAATGATTTAAAGTTGAGAAGATACAACCAAATGCGATTCCTATATTTAATACAGTAGCAATACACATAAAGAATGCTAATAGCCAAATTTTAATTTCTTTTTTCATTTGATATGATTATTAAAGAGTTTATAGTTAATCGGCTTAAAGTACCGATTATGAATTCTGTAAATACTAAATTATAGTATCCCGAACAACTTATTATACACTTACATAGTATTGCAACTATGTTTAATCTTTATAGATATATTTTTACTCACAGTGGAGTCATACCGCCATTTATAGGCAAATATGAATACTCTATATTGCAAGTGTCTGCAACGTTTATTTAGTTTATCTTAAAGATGTGGATAAAAATAGTTATTCCATATAACTTTGTTCAGTGATGACATGTTCTGTACCAACGTAAGTAGCACCTACTATTTGTTCAAGATCTTTATCTAAGAACTTTTCAGTTGTATATGACCTAATTATCTTCATGGCATTAAAAGCGTTCTTTGCCGCTACTACTATTATACCATTACCATAATCTTCATGACGCTTACAGATATATAGTAACATTTGTTCTTTTAAAGTTTCTTCATTGTTCATAAGATTAATTATTAAGTTAAGCTATATATTAAAGCAAAGAATAGAAATAAAGTAGATATAAACGAAGGGCTTATTTACGGGTTGGGTGTAGACGTACCTGCATATATGCACACGAATCCTTAAAATTCATAAACAGTTTCCTTCGTTTAATACAAGATTGCCTAACAATGAAAAAAAGTTCGGTGTTGAAATATATTTCAGTATAAGGAGGATCTCGGTATTAGTGATACAGTGTGTTAAGGGACTAAAAAAAGGTAATTAATTACCCATTTTGTGCCACACCCACTTGGTGATTTCAATGATAGCACATGCAATTGGCATGTACACTAGTACTACTACTAACATATTATATAGATTTTTAGATTACTTTAGAAAAACCCCAACCATTGCTGGTCAGGGTTCATTACAACTAATGACGGCGTTGTTGTTGACCGTTCTGTGGTGCAGGTGGAGCTACATTGTTCAATGGGTTTGCAGCATGTTCAGCCTCAGCTTTCGCTGCGATCTCTTCTGCAGTCATCTCTTCAGACTCATCCCATTCAAACATAGAACCATTGTTAACACCTCTAGCACGTTGGCGTTCAGCCTCACGTTGAGTGTCAAGATCCAACAAAGGACTGACAATCTGAATACTCGTGAACTTAATGGGTTTACCATCCTTATCACAAACATCAGTTCCGGTACGATCACCAGATACCCATACACGTCCAAATGGAGCTACTTCAACACGATCAACGATCAAATCAACCATGTCTCCTACCTTAACTTCAGCCTTGATACTGTCAACCATTTCCTGGCTTCCACCAGTCATGATGTTGAATGTGTAAGATAGGCTTGCTGCGCTAGCTGCAAACTTATTAGCACCCTTTAATGATGCATCAACGGTCTTAATTGTTACGAAGTCTTGCTTCGCTGGTGTTGCACCGTTCATTACTTGTACACCATTAGCATAAAGGTCACATTGACCCCATTTCATTTCTACAATCTTACATTGCTTTTTCATATCCAATCCTCCTATATTTTTACGTAGCTACACCGCGTAACTACTCTTATTTCATAGATAATCCCCGTATAGCCGATGGGACAGCTTAAATCTTAATCATCGAAACTACCACATACTAATGTAAGGTTCTCTGAATCTGCATATATAGGGAATGTTGCACCTACTGCAATTGCTCCGTTATATATAGCTTCAGTTATAACATCTTCATCTTCTTGGTCATAGACCTCAAATGTAGACGCGTATAAACCCATACATAGCTCTAACTCACGATTAACCCACGTTAGCATAGCGTTAAGCGAATGTGTTCTACCTACTCTAGTGTAAGTTGCCTTTACGATTATACCATTTATTGGTAGAATTGTTTCATAAATTCGTAGTGCCATATCTTTAAGTTATTGATTACAAAAGAATGGCACGTTTATGGTACGTGCCCAACCCTATTCTGATCCGTTTATTTCATCTATCAGTGTGTATCAGCTAACCACTAACAGCGGAAGTCAGTTCCCATACTAGGGGTACTTCCTCCAATTACTAACCCGGGGGAGTGATTTGTGTACAGGTTCACACACTTGTTAATCTGATAACTTTTTTTTATTTTAAAAAAATTATTTTATAGGTTCACACGTTTACTAAACCAATTGTTTATGTATCTTAACCGTTAATGAATGTTAAATATATGTTAATAGTCTATTAAATAATAATAATATTTTATGGATTAGCAACCTTAGGTTATTCTATACGTTAAAGACAGTATATAACAGTTTAATAATACTCTTACTCTAGAGTAAACATAATATTAGTATAACATGAATAGTGAACAAGTTAAGAAAGCCGTTGAATCAGGATATGTACAGATAGGTAGTAAAATATATAATCTTACTCCAGCAATAGATAATAGATGTAATGATTGTCATTTTGTTAATAGTGGTTGCCCTACAAAAGCAATAGATGTATGTACAGTTGGACATGTTACTTTACATTTAGTTAAGAAACACAATGGGTGAACCAGAGGCAATTGAAGCAATTAGGAAAGGTTCTGTTACTATAGACGGTACTAAACTAAAGGTAGTTAAACAAGAACATGGTTGGTGCGATGGTTGTATCTACAATAAACAAGAGACAATGCCAATATGCCCAGATTTAGCTAGACATATATGTTGCACAGGTGGTTATATTTTAATAAAAGGTAGAAGATGACAGAATATGAAATTAGAGTAATCAAACTCCAACAACGTGGAGATTGTCCACATTTGGCATATTTGATATACCAAGAAAATAATTCTATTTTTAGAAAAAATGAAAATAACAGATCTTGATAAAATTAAAGAATTAACTAAACCATTTATTATGCATTATAATGATAGTGAATGGGGTGAAGAAATTCTAATAATGCAAGAACATGGATTAGCATTTGCTCGTATATATTGGTATAATGATGACGACACTTCAGTATATTTAGATTGGTTAAGTGTATCAGAAGATTCCCGTAAACAAGGTATTGGTACAAAATTAATAACATTATTAGAAGAAATTGGAAGATTATTAGGTGCTTCATTTTCTTATTTATATGTAAGAAAGATGTCATGGATGTATGACTGGTATAAAAGAAATTCATATATTGATTATAAAGAAAATAAAGATAATACAAATATGATATGGATGGTAAAATCATTAATAAAAGATAAAGATGGAAAATAGTATAGCAAGAATAAAGGAATTGGATATTGAATATAAAGTTGCATCTGATAAGATGAATAATATTAACAATGAGATGCGTAAACTTATAAATGATATAGATTTATCTGGTAAATGTTTCTTCGTAACTAAGACTAATAACTATGAAGTATTAATTAAGTTATTAAATAGAATTGAACACAAACCTATAGAAGATTGTGAGGATATTGATTTACCTAATCTAGAATATACTGCGATTAAGATAAGTAAATACACTAGTTCAAAGGGTATAATTGATTATAGTATATCTAATGATGTTGAATATATCTATCCAGATAAGATAATTAATGAGATAACAGAAGAAGAATTTGTTAGTTATTTTACTAATGTTAATAAAGAAATAAGCAACCTTCTCGATTAAATTACGTTATTGATATAAAATAATATATTATGGAAGAAATTAAAGATCCCCTTTTGGAAGAAGTTATTGCTGGTATTGGTTATAGTCCTATTACTTGTTTTCTAGTTAAACCATTAGAACCTATTATGGTTAGTAAAGATATTACTACTATGAAACCTAATGGTGTTAAAGATGAAGATGGTATAGAAGGATTCGACACAGAAACTGAAACAAAAGAAGTAGAGTCTAATTTTAAAGAAGGTATTGTACTTAAGTTACCATTGCAAGGTGCTTGTGATAATGTTTATATTGGTACAAGAATTGTTTATAATAAGAAATTTGCAATTGATTTTGATTTGTTTAAAGATTCACAATTGGTTAAACCTTTTGATATTGTTGCAATAAAAGATTAGTTATAGTTAGTGTTAGGTTGTGTGTTATACTAGGCTGGGTATTAAGTTATCCAGCCTTTTTTACGTTTAATTGTTAACATAGTACAACATTATAGCGGTTCTTGCGTTATAGATATAAAACAAACTAATATGACTGAAGATAAAGAATTTAAACGTAGAATAGAAACAATGGAGATGCTTATGATTAATCAATCCAATACGATTAGAGGAGAACATTGGTTTCATTCTGATATTTATACAGCCTATATGTGTAATTTAAATAATTAATAAAATGAGTGATTTTAAAGTAATTAAAGAATTCGGTCTTGCTGACTTTAACGATGTGTTTTGCTATGATGAAGATAATGATACATATGTACTATGTATGACATATTCTAATGGTGATTATAAGGTTTTAGAAGATATAAAACTAGTACCATCTATTGTAGATATTCTTGCTAAAGAAGGTTATCTTAAAGAGATAAAAGCAGAACCTGTTATTACTCCAGAAGTGAATAAACTGAAAGAAGTAAGTGATTTTGTTTATAAGCAGATCGAGAACTGTAAGAAAGATAATACAGTTATTGCAAATAAGTTTGATAAAGGTGAGATTCAACCGTGTGTTAAAGTTGAAAGTGATACCGTACATTATAATTTATTGAAAGTACTTAACCACATTAAAGATATTATTAATGAATAAATTAGTAAAAACTGTATCAAACAGTGATCTTTATAAGGAGTTTTTAAAGTCCTTAAATGGTATATTAAATCTTACAGACAGGGAATTAGAACTGATGGCTACGTTTGTTAAACTAGACATAGAGTATCAGAAGTTTCCTGGAATAAGTAAGAATGTTGCAAATACAATCAATCGTAAATTTATAATTCAAAGTATGCATATTACTAGAGATAATCTAAGTAGGTATATTAAGAGATTTAAAGAACAAGGTTTACTTGTACAAGGTAAAGTTGAAGATGAGTTATTTGTTAACAAAATGTTAATACCAGAGATCATTGTGGATAGAGTACAGATAACAATAATATTAAAATTAAACAAATGAACAATAGTGAAATAAAGCCAGGTATGATCCTTTTAGAAAAAAGGTATAACTGTATCAAAAGATTAATATACAAAGTACTTGGTAAAGAGTTACCTTTTAATAGTCTGTGTCTTACTCTAGGAGAACTTATACATGATAATAATGGAGTGTGGTATACTCCTAAGAAAGATTATTCTAAAGTAGAAATAGCAAAGTTAGAGTTACTACTAGATGATGCTAGTTTATCTGCAGTAGAAATTATTAATCTTATTAGACCAAAGACAATTACAAATGTAGATACTTTTAGAATCGATGACATTGCTAAGAACAAGTATTACAAAGTAATAGATGGCAAAGAAACAAAACATATATCAGGAACTAGGAAGTAAGTATAGTTTACCTCAACATGTAATAGAAGTTATATGTAATAGTCCATTTAAATTTGCGAATAAAGTAATGCAAGATCCCAATGATCTTACACCAGTAATGTTTGCTTATCTATTTAAAATTAAATTAAAGAATTATTATGCTACCACAAAACAACGACAAAGAGATGCAGGTAAATGATTTTAAGAAAGATCGTATCGATGGTAAATTAAGATGGGAATTATTACCTTTAGACTTAATTGAAGATCTTGTTAAAATATATGGGGAAGGTGCAAAGAAGTATTTTGTAGAAAGTTGGAAGCAAATAGATGATGGTAAGAATCGTTGTAAAGGTGCTTTATTAAGACATTTACTTGAGTCTGAAACTAAAGATTTTGATGATGAAACAGGATGTTATCATTTGGCACAAGTGGCATGGAATGCTTTAACAATGTTATGGTATAGAAAACAAGAATTAAAAGATACTACAAAAATTAGTGATTTAAATTTAAGTTGCACTAAAAAACAAGAATTGGACCATAATAATATTGATACATTTGTTAATTATACTAAAGAAACTTTAGGTGATCAAAATTATTTGCATACTGGTGATAAAGAGATTAAAGTGGATGGTAAGATAGAAAAATGTGCTATAATTAAACAAGGTTACGACTACAGTTTAACAAAAGGTTGATATAATATGGATATTCTTAATTCAAATATGGTTGAGTATTCTAATACTATAACAAATAAATCTTTAATAGATCTTACAAAAGATATATTTAATAAACCAGAAAGACCTACAATACATACTCTTCGTGTTGGTTCATATATAATAAGTGGTACTGACTATGCGCAAGTTGTAAAAAAGTTTATTAAAGTTTGTAAAGAAGAATTTATCAATGAAGAAAAATAATAATGTATATCCTAAAGTCAATATAACTAAATGTGGTTTTGATCAATCTAGTTATCAATATGATAATATGAAATGGGATGCTGCAACAATGGTGGCATTTTGTAAAAGAAAAGACTATAAGACTTTTGATATGCCATTGGCATGCGTAAATTTAAAGAAATTTCCTTTTGTTGTAGATAGTTTTAGTGATTTTATTTATCATGCACAAAGAGTAAATAATACTGATTTAAAGTATCCAATATTAATAGATGATGATGGTATTATATGTGATGGTTGGCATCGTATTGCAAAAGCTTTACTAGAAGGTAAGACTTCGATAAAAGCAATTAGAATGGAAGAAATGCCAAATGTATCAGGTTATACTAACATAAAAGAATAAAAAAATAAAAGAAATGATTAAGTTTAAAAAATTAGATTATACAGTAAAAGATAAAGAAGGTAATGAAACTACAATTACTTCTCAGGGAGTATTACCAACAAGAGCGCATAGTACAGATGCGGGACTAGATTTAACAGCAACTAGGCTTACTCAAGAAGTAGATGCTAGTGGTAAGTTAACTCTAGTGTATCATACTGATATTGCAGTGGAGATTCCAGAAGGATTTGTTGGGTTATTGTTTATGAGAAGTTCAATTGCGAATAGGTCTATTACTCTAGTTAATGCAGTAGGTGTGATTGATTCTGGTTATAGAGGTGAAATCATTAGTAAGTTTAAGATTACTACAGATGCCATTCCTTCAGTATACCAGCCAGGTGAGAAGTTTGCACAGTTAGTTATTGTACCAATTCAATTAGATGATACTGAATTTGTAGATGAACTTAGTGAGTCAGATAGAGATACAGATGGTTTTGGTTCTACTGAGAAGAATGAAACTGTTGAATCTGAAGTAAGCAATAATGAAATTAAAGAATAATATTATGAAGTATATTTTAACTAATAAAAATAGAAATACCTTATTAAAAATTAATGTTGAAACTTTAAATTTTGATGTGTGTGAACGAGCGCCTATAGAAATTGATTATAGTTGGTTTATTGAAGAAGATGGTTTATTAGAATATGCTGGTAAAACTTATGAAGTAAATGCGGGGGATACTGTGATTATGGTGTATTCAATAACAAAAGAAACTCAAAATTTACCATATAAAGATCGTGTTAGAGAAATTTTGGTTATTGAAAGAGATTCTACATTTGGTAAATATATTAATAGGAGACATACTGAAATATTAGAAGAATCTAAAAAAGACTTTGAGTCAAAAAAACTTGGTGAATGTTGTACAGAATCATGTTCTAATTAATTATGAAGTTCTTTGATATACAAGATGGTAAAGTGGTAATCCATCCAGATGCACTTGGATTACCATTCTTTCATAAGTTATGGGATTCTGAAGATGATAAAGATCTAGTTAATAAGTGGATAACATTTGTTATTTTTAAAAACTATTATGATTCGCCATATGTAAAAGCATACTCAAGTTCTGAATTGGAACCTAAGGTAAAGTTGGATGTATTTGATGATAAAACTTATATAATACCAGATAAGGTTAGACTAGTTGAAACTGAATTTAATGAAACTTTACAAAATTCTTTACTACTTAGATTCTTAATGAGCTCTAGAAAAAAGATAGACTCTATTAGAGAATACTATGAGAATTCATTAGCAGATGAATTAGATGACGGTAAAGTACAAAAGATAATGATGTCTATGGCTAAAGTTGCTGATATGTTTACTAGTTTAAAGAATCTAGAGAAGGCAGTTAAGGTTGAAGAATCAGAATCAGAACGAGCAAGGGGTGGTGCTGAAGTTAGTTGGTTTGAACAAGTTAGGAAGTAAAAAGTTGTACATTGAAGTACACAAATAAAAACAAAAAGAAATTAAAACGTTTTAAATTAAAAATTAAGATATTATGACAAAGACTAAGAATAATTCTGTAGTAGATACTACATTGGAAAATACAGTTAATGTTAATGAAGTTGGTGCTAATAATAAGATTATATTAGACTTTACTCAAGATAAACCAACAGGATTAGTTATTGCAGAAGCAAAGAAAGCTAATGGTTTAACATTAAACAATAATGATTTAGATTGGTTAGAACAGAATAAAGTAGGGTTTTTTACAAAGGTAAAAACTTATATTAAGACTCTATTTAAAAAGTAAACTAATATGGTTGATTTCACTAAAAAGATCAAAAATAGTGATAAATTTAGAGGCCCTGCTTTGGAGTATATTCGAAGCGGGGTTTACTGTTCATATCCTAGAGGAACTACCGAATATATCAAATTTTGGGAAGAAGAACAGGAAAGATGTATAAATGGGTATACTGCATCCGATGGTGATCGCATCACTGGATATTATTATTTCTATTTGAATTACTGTCCTATTCTACGAATTGTGAATAGACTTACTGTAGATAAAGATGGTAAACAACATAATAAACGAGGTAGTGAATTAACATTTCCAGACTTCTATGATTATGATTATTACTATTATAATTCTGTGCAATTAGCTGAAGATGAAGGTAAACACTTATGTGTAATTAAATCTCGTAGAAAGGGATATTCATATAAAGGCGGTTCAATGGCCTGCCGTAATTATTATCTTATTCCTAATTCAAAGACATATGTTTATGCTTCAAATAAACAGTATCTTACTGAAGATGGTATACTTACCAAAGCTTGGGAATATATGGACTTTTATTGATAAGAACACAGCTTGGGGTAAGAAACGTACAGTGAGTACTACAATGCGTCGTAGAGCTGCTTATATCATTACTGATGAGTTTGGTAATAAAATAGAATGTGGTTATAAGTCAGAAATTATTGGAGTGTCACTAAAAGATAACCCTGATGCACTACGTGGTAAACGTGCTAAATTAATTCTATTTGAAGAGGGTGGTACATTCTCAGAATTAGGTGCAGCATGGCAAATCGCTAGACCATCTGTAGAACAAGATGGACTTACCTTTGGATTAATGATTGTATGGGGTACAGGTGGTGATGAAGGTTCTGCTTTTGCTACATTAAAGGATATGTTTTATCATCCAGATGGATATAACTGTTTGGGTTTTAAGAATATATGGGATGATGATTATTCTGATAATAAATGTGGATTCTTTATACCACAATATACAAATCTAGATAATAGAGATGAATTTGGTAATAGGATCTATATGGATAATGATGGTAATACTATTCATAAACCATCATTACAATTTATATTAGAAGAACGTCGTAAAGTAACTGAAACTGCTACAAGTACTACTGCAATTGATAGATACGTTGCAGAACGTCCAGTAACGCCTAAGGAGGCAATGTTAGAGTTTAATGGTAATATCTTTCCTAAGAAAGAGATGCAAATGCAGTTATCTTACATTAGAACTAACAAAAAATTACATAATCAAAAACACATTGGTGATCTAGTTTGGGAACAAGGCATTCCAAAATGGATACCAAAGAAAACAGGTGATATTACTCAATACCCATTACCAAAAGATGCAGATCCTACTGGTTCTATAGTTATATGGGAGCATCCTATGAAAGATCCACCAATAGGTTTATATATTGCTGGCTGTGACCCCTACGATCACGATCAGTCTGGTACTAATTCATTAGGTTCCACTTTTATATACAAACGTATTCAAAGTTTTGAAGAATATTATGAGATGCCTGTTGCAGAATATACAGGTAGACCAGAAACAGCTGAGGCGTACTACGAAAACGTTCGTAAGTTATTGGTGTATTATAATGCTAGGTTACTTTATGAAAATGAACGTAAAGGTATATTCCCATACTTTACTTCTAAACATTGTGATTATTTATTAGCAGATCAACCTGATATTATTAAGGATATTGTTGGTAAATCTGGAGTAAATAGACAGAAAGGTATCCACATGAGCAAACCCATTAAAGATTGGATGGAAGGTCTAATTAAAGAATGGTTATGTGAGGAATATGCGCCTGGTAAAAAGAACTTAACAAAGTTATTATCTGAACCGTTACTTGAAGAACTCATTAGTTATAATGACACTGGCAATTTCGATAGAGTAATCGCATTTGGACTTCTAATGGTCTACAGAGAACAATTACACAACCTTCATGTAAAAGATAAAAAGAAGGTACAAAAGAAATTAGATTTATTTGGGAGTCCTATTTTTAGTGATACTTGGTGGGGTAATACTAAAGATGATTCAATAGATAATGATAGAACAAACACAACAACTGAAGAAATATATACTTTTTAATTATGAGACACAATCCTAATACGTTTCCTGTACAGAAATTATCTTTATCTAAGAAGAATGATGAATGGAAAGAAACATGTGTAGACTATATCATTGGTTCTGGTGAATCTGCTAGAAATGGACAAGATAGAACTAGAGTTGATGAAATGCAAACTTATTACGATCTATATAATAGTATTTATAATGAGAAAGATCTAAAGTATGTTACTAATCCATTCAAACAAGATGATGGATTTCCAGCAACTGCTCAAGACTATAATATAATTAGACCTAAAATAGATTTATTAATAGGTGAAGAAACTAAACGACCTTTTAATTTTAAAGTGTGTCGTACTAGTGATATTGCAACTGGTGAAGTACAAGATAAAGCTAAACAAATGCTCCTTGATTATGTACAAGCAAGTATGATGGCAAAGATGGGTCCTGAAGAACAAAAACGATATCAGGAAGCATTACAATCTGGAGAAATAATGCAACCAGAGTCAATTCAAAGATATCTTACTAGAGATTATAAAGATATCGCTGAAACTACTGCATACCATACTATAAATTATCTTAGACGTAAAAATAACATAGATCATGAATTTATTAAAGGTTGGAAAGACGCTTTAATAAGTAGTGAAGAAATTTATTATGTAGGTATTGTTAATGGAGAACCAATACTTGAAAAAGTAAATCCATTATACTTTGATTATGAATCATCAGCAGACTTAGAGTTTATACATGAAGCATCATGGTGTTGTCGTAAGATGTTTATGTCTTACTCAGATGTATATGATCGTTTTTATGATAAAATGACTGAGAAACAATTAGATGAAGTACTAGATCTAGTACAAGGCAAACCAGGTAGTCATGGTGATGATCGTGGACCAAAAGATGATTATAATCATATAAAAATGCATATTAATCATACTCCATTTGAAAGTGGTGATACAATTACAGTGTATCATGTATGTTGGAAATCATTTAAAAAAATTGGTTTCGTTACAATTCAAGATGAAAATGGTGAACAGAAAGAAATAAAAGTTGATGAAACTTATAAACCAATTGGTAATGAAATAAGTGTAGAGTGGGATTGGATTATAGAAGTATGGGAAGGTTATAGAGTTGGTGATGATTTATATATTGGTATTCAACCAGTAGAATATCAACATGTTTCTGCAGATAACCCCAATGCTCAAAAATTACCTTATACTGGTGCAGTCTATAGTAATACGAATAGTAAACCAAGATCATTGGTAAGTATAATGAAACCATTGCAGTATATGTATATTGTAGTATGGTACCGTTTAGAGATGGCAATGGCACGTGATAAAGGTAAAGTGCTTACTATAGATATAACACAGATACCTAAAGGATTGGGTATAGATGTTAATAAATGGATGCACTATTTATCAGCATTAGGTGTTAACTTTGTAAACCCATATGACGAAGGTTGGGATATACCAGGTAGAGAAGGTGGTAAACCATCCCAGTTTAATCAGATTACAGCAGTAGACTTAACCATGGCAAATGTTATAGATCAGTATATTAATCTTATGTCTAAGATTGAAAATATGATCTCTGAGATATCTGGAGTAAGCCCACAACGTGAAGGAGCCATATCATCTAATGAATTAGTTGGCAATGTTACTAGAGCAGTAGTACAATCTGCAAATATTACAGAACCTTTATTTTGGTTGCACAACCAAGTAAAGAAACATGCTGTCACAATGTTGTTAGATACCGCCAGAGTAGCATGGAGAAATAATAGTAAAGAGTCTTTGAATTATATACTTGATGATACTACTAGAGCATTTATAAAGTTCTCAGATGATTTCTATTATGAGGATATGGATATCTTTGTTTCAGATAGTACTAAAGATCAGCAAGTAGTAGAACAGTTAAGAAATCTTATGCAACCTGCTATGCAGAATGGTGCAACTTTGTTAGATGTTGCTGAAATTATGACATTGGATAATACTACATTGATTAAGAATAAACTTGAAGAAATTGAGAACAAACGTATTCAACAACAGCAAGCAATGCAGGATCAACAGAATCAACAGCAACAGCAATTGGCACAATTGCAGAATCAGTATAAAGAAGCTGATCAGATGCTTAAACAAGCTGAGTTAGATCTTAAAAGATATGAGATTGATTCTAAGAATTCAACTGCTATTACTACTGCAGAGATATCAGCATATAGAGGTGCACAGAATATGGATTTAGACCAGAATGGTATTCCTGATCCAATTGAAATAGGTAATCAAGCAATTGCACAGCAGAAAGTTAATTCAGAACATGTTTCAAAACAAATGGAACTCAATAACAAACAACGAGAGATCGAATATAAGAAAGATATCGAGAATAAAAAGATTGAGGCACAGAAGAAATCGGATGAATATAAAAATGCGATTGAACAAGAAAGAATTGCTTTAGAAAATAGAAAGTTAGAAGCTGCCAAACAATTACAAAATGCTAAAGATAATGCTGCATATAAAAGAGAAGAATTAAAAGCAAAAACGGCAATGAAAAATAAAACCGTTGGAGAAAAATAATAATTTAAAATTTAATATTATGGCTTGCGGAGGTAAGAAAAAAGGTGGTAAAGGTAAAGGAGGCAAATAGTAATGAGTGCCTTAAGTAAAGCAAAAGCAAAAGTTGCTTCTTCTAAAAAGAAAGGTAACTATGTTGGATTTAAAGCTTTAGCTAAGAAAACCTCACCAGCAATAGCTGCGGCTATTGGTAGAAAAAAGTATGGTAAAGCAGGAATGGCTGCTTTAGCAAAAGCTGGTAAAAAATCAAAATAAATTTATGAAAGAATTTATGAATAAACTTACTAATTTTATGAAACAGATGTTCACATCTACTAGTGAAATTAGTTCTAAACGAGTATCAGGTTTTACTGGTTGGTTAGCATTTATAGGTATCTGTCTTTATTGTACAGTTATGAAACGTCAAGCACCAGTAATAACCGATACTTTGGCAATATGTAGTTCAGCTTTATTAGGTCTGGATTCTATTACCTCAATTTGGAAACGAAATACAACAATCTAATTAAATATAATTATGGAAGACAATAGTAAAAAAGGACTATTAGGTGGATTTGAAGCAATTTTTAATGATGACTTTACTCCAAGTGAAGAAAAGGATGATGTTAATTCTAAAGTAGTAGAAGATGCTGCTGAAGATATTGATGATGAGGAATTACCTAATAAAAAGAAAGAGACTAAAGAAGTAGTAGATGATACTACTGAAGAAGATGATGACGATGACAATGATGATATCATTGAAGAAACTAAATCTAAGTCTAAAAAAGAATCTAGAGTAAAAGAAACTGAGACTGTTGAAACTGAAGAAGACGATGATACTGATGAAGTTGAGGCAACTGCAGTATCTAGTTTATTCGATTCAATTGCAGAACAGTTAGGATGGGAACTTGGTGATGATGAAGAAAAACCAAAGGATGCAGAAAGTATTGTTAAGTATTTTCAAGATGTTATTGAAGAAAGTTCAGTACCAACATATGCAAATGATGAAGTAAAGGCATTGGATGAGTTTGTACGTAATGGTGGTGATTTAAAAGACTTCTATAAAATTGAATCTGAATTAGATATTGAAACTGCAGACATCGAAGATGAAGATGTACAAAAGAAAATAGTTGGTGATTACTTAAGAGAAAAGGGTTTAAATGATAAACAAATAGAACGCAAACTTATTAAGTATGAGGATGCAGGTATTCTAGAAGATGAAGCTAATGATGCTTTAGAGTCTCTTAAAGAGATCAAAGAGCAAAAGAAAGAACAGCTATTAGAGAATCAGAGAAATGCCTCAGAGGTGTCTCAAAAGAAGCAACAAGAGTTTTATACTAACGTTGTCGAAGAAATAAATGGTATGAAAGATGTACGTGGTATTAAAATACCAGATAATGACAAGAAAACATTATTAGAGTATATATTCAAACCAGACGCAAATGGTGTTACTAAATATCAAAAGGAATATGCCAAAAGTGTTAAAAATTTAATTGAGTCTGCATATTTTACAATGAAGGGTGACGCATTGCTTAGTGCTGCTAAGAATGAAGGTAACAAATCAGCAATAAAAAACTTTAAAGAAAGTTTAAGAACTGCACCAGTTGGTAAGACTCGAAAAGTAATCTCAGATACAGGTAAAACTTCTATTTGGGACACAGTGGCACAACAACTAACCACAAAAAAATAATTAATTAACTTAAATTACTAGTATTTTATGGATAATGGAATTCTAAACAATCTACAACTTTATAAAGGAAAATGGTTTTCAGATCTTGTAGACGAAGCTAAGATATCAGAAGCTATGGGCATTAAGCCATATGAAATCTCAACAATTGTTTCATATGTTTTTGGTCAGAAAGATGATGGTGGTAGCACTTCTCTAGATATGATTACAGGAGGCCTTGGTAACCAAATTACAATCGATCAGCGTATGTTCGAGTGGAAGGTTATGATCGACTCAGATAGAGCTGTAACAATTCGCTCTGCAAAATGGCAGGGAACTGAAATTACTTCAAGTACTGCTGATACAGTTATGGCTGGTCTTGGCAATACTCCAATCCAACTTTGGTTGGAAGACAAATGGTTTGGACCAGGTGCAATTATAGAGTTTGATAATAAAGATTTTCAAGTTCGTGTTGCTTCTGAACCTTATCAGGATGGTAACGAATGGGTTTATACTTGTTTCGTTGCTGATGGACAATCTAGTTCATACATTCCTAATGAATATTTATTGCCAGGAAAACAAGTATCTCGTGTAGCTTCTGCTTACGAAGAATACTCAGAACAGGGCGATATCTTGAACTACAATACTCATTTCGCAATGAGAAATCACTTGATGATTACTCGTGTTGATTATGATATTACTGGTTCTGCTTATTCTACAGTAATGGCAATCGCTTTAAAGGATCCTAAATCTGGAAAGACTTCTTACTTATGGGCTGACTATCAAGAATGGGTAGCTATGCGTGAATGGTATAAGAGATCTGAAAGACTTTTGATGTATGCTAAATCTAACGTTAAACCAGATGGTACAACTGACTTAGTTGGTGCTAATGGTCGTCCAGTTTATATTGGTGCAGGTTTGCTTCAGCAAATTGCTCCTTCTAATAGACGTACTTATACAGAATTAACTGTCTGAGTTACTTGTAAGAACTTCTTGTTTGATCTATCTTATAACATCTTAGGAACTAATGAACGTAAGTTTATTGCTCTTACTGGTGAAATGGGTATGAGAGAATTTGATAGAGTACTTAAGATTAAGACTGCTAGCATGCAGTTGACAGATACTGTATTCGTTACAGGTTCTGGTCAGAACTTAACTTTAGGTGGTCAGTTTACTACATACAAAATGACTAATGGTATCGAGTTAACCTTGAAACATTTCCCATTGTATGATAATACTACTTATAACCGTCAGTTACATCCAGTTACTAAGAAACCTTTGGAATCTTATCGTATGACATTCTTAGACTTAGGTCGTAGAGATGGTGAAGCTAATATTGTTAAGGTAGTTAGAAAAGATCGTGGTTTTGTACTTTGGAATACTGCAGGTTCTGTAGCACCAGGCGCAGGTTATGGTAAAGCTGCTTCTACACTTAGAGCTAATGCAAAAGATGGTTATTCAGTACATATGTTAGGTGAAATGGGTATCATGTTACGTGATCCTCGCGCATGTGGTGAATTAGTAATGGAGTCTGAGGACTAAACAATAATAATATGTGGGGTTAGAAGTAACCCCCATATTCTTTTTATAAAAACTTATGGTTGAGAAATCTATAATTAATAAATTATATGGAAGTTACACTAAGATTTAAAAGTATTGACCCATGGGCAAAGGTCACTAAATATAAAGATTGCCAAGATTATATTGCAACTTATTGGACAAGAAGTGGAAATAAATACACTGGTCTTACTCAAGAAGATGCAGAGAGATTAGAAAAAGCGTGTGGTTATACTGAAGGTACATTATCACCGTTTAGTGAATTTTGGAATACGTTCGCGGTAAAATTAGGAGTTAAAGGTCTTATTTTACATACAGAAAGAGCCGTTGATGAGTTACAGTATTTGTTCTTAAAAGGACATAAGAGAGTAGCAAATGGTGTATCAAATGTTAGGCCAGGTCACAATTATATATTAGTTAATAAAGACTTTGAAGCAGAAGAACAAAATAAACTTAATAAAGTTAAACGTGAAGCTTTTGCTGCATTTAATAAAATGTCACTTGATGATATGCGTAAATGTCTTAGACTTTATGGACACAAATCCGATACTTATAGTAATGAATTGGTAGAAAGTAAATTGTTTGAAACAGTTGAAAATAATCCCGATCGTTTCTTTACAGTATGGGTAAATAACAAAACAAAGGATACTCAGTACTTACTTGAGACTGCTGTATCTAAAAATATCATTCGTAAGAATAGAACTAATTATATGTATGGTACAGATATGATTGGTAATACAATTGATGATGCTATTTCTTATTTAGATAATAAGAAGAATCAGGATATTAGACTTACTATTATGTCTGAGATAGACGCAAAATAAATTATGAATATAAACGATTTACATCTTGCATTTAAAGTAGAGTTAGACAAGAATTCCAGTGGATATGCATTCGCTGGAAATCCTGCTTTCTTACCTGGTGAAATAGATTACTGGTTAAATAAAGCTCTTATTCAAACTGTAAATACTAAATTTACTGGTAATAATAAATTACAGGAACCTTTTGAATCTAGTGTAAAACGTAATGCGGATCTTGAGAAGTTAGTTAAAACTGATACTGGTTTAACTTTATTAGTTAATCCTAATAGTAATACTTTACAATTAAGTGATTTCAGTACGAATAGTGTAATAGTAGATGGTACTGTTAGAATGTTTTATATACAATCAGTTTTAGTGTTTGGTACTAAAAAAGCAAATGTTAGTTTAATAAGTCATGAGCAATCAAAGAAGTTCTTAAAGACTTATAACAATAATCCTTGGATTCCAGAACCAGTTGCTACACTTCATGATGATAAACTTACTATATTTATAGATACTACTACAATGACTGGTACATTTACTTTAGAATTAACTTATGTAAAGAAACCAACAAAATTAGCATATGCGGATACTACAGAATTTACAGAGTTACCTGATTATGTATATAATGAGATAGTTTCAACTGCAGTAGCACTTGCCTTAGATAATATCGAATCTAAACGAATAGAAACAAAATTACAATTAAATACATTAACTGAATAATTATGACTGCAAGAGAAATGCAAGTTGAATTCGAAAGAATTATAACTCTAATGAATTCTGATTTTGAATTAAAAGATAAATTAACATCAGATACTATATTTGCTTTTTTAAATTCAGCACAAGAACGTTTTATACGTAACAATTATCTTCTTGAAGATAATGTACAAGATGGCACTAGGGCTCAAAAGAAAAACGCAGATAGTTTAAAAGGACTTATCACAAGAACTACATTAATACTAAATAGTGCAGTTACTACTACTCCAGTCATTACTGAAGTTGTATATTCTACTGGAAATTTAGATAGTGTTATTATCAATAAAGATATTAATGATATTGTAACCAGTAAAGTTACTACGGAATATGGTAATATGTATTTAGTAGGTGCTGATCAGAAACAAAAGAAAACAGTTACCACTTACACTTATGCTTCTGATATTGATGTGTTTAATACAGATAATACCTCTGCTAGAGTAAAATTACCAATTAATTATTTTTTATATATTAGATCAAATAGTTTGATATCTAAAAATTATAAGATTGATACTGAAATTGCAGTAGAATCTGATTTTGTGATTACTCCAAACAAGACTATTAGAGAAGACGATGTTGAAAAGATAATTTCTACATTTTATAACAAAGCAATATTACGCAATCCATATGTAGTACTTAATTCGGGTAATGAAGCGGATTCAGTTAATAATACTTATATTAATGTAATACATGATGAATACACAACTATAAAGAAATTAGATTTGGTTTATTATCGTAAACCATTGAAGTTTGATGTAATTGATGCTGATAATATTGCTATATTGGATACATGTGAACTACCAGAGAATGTACATAGAGAAATCGTAGAGTTAGCTGTAGATATGTTTATAACAGAAGCTAAATATAGATTGAATATGAAACAACCTGAACAACCTCAAAATAGATAATAAATGAAATATATAGATTTACAAATTGCCTTTGAGCTTGAAATTAATAAATTTGATGACGCTCTTACTAAACCAAAATCAGAAGATACTGAATATTGGTTAAATATTGGCTTAGACAAGTTTGTAAAAACTAGATATTCTGGTATTAACTATAAAGGTGAAGGTTATAATCAATCTCAAAAAAGAACAGATGATCTTAGGATGGTGACAGTTACTAAAGATTATTTATCAACAGATGAACTTGTTACTAAAACAACTGTAACTACTGGAGATAAATATGTTATAACATTACCAACGGATTATTTACTTACTTTAGGTGAAGACGTTAATATAACAAGTACTTTAGATAGTTGGCCAAAAGTAAATGATGTTGCTATCATTAAACATGAACCAGTAATTGAAAGTACTATTGAAAACGTTACTGAAAAGTTAACAAATAGTTTATCAGAATATAGGTTACATGCGAACAATGCTAAACCAATAAGAGTATACACCGATAATTCAATTATATTATATACAGATGGTCAATATACTATAAGTAATTATACATTAACATATTTAAAGTATCCAGTTAAAATTGACATTCATACAAAACCTTTTGATCTTTATTCTAGTATGCCCGAACATACACATATAGAGATCGTTAAATTAGCTGCACAAGCTTATTTAGAAAATCAAACAAATCAAAGATATAACTCATATTCAAATGAGGTTTCTACTATGGAATAACCATAGTTTATAAAAAATTAAGTCTAACGCGGAAATGATGAAAAACTCAAAGTAGAAAGACTAAATTATTGAACTTAACGCGTAAAGTTCGATTATAAAAATAATTATTATGCTTAATCACGTAAATACCGTATTAATCGGTTCAAATTGTCCAGCATCTTATACCAATGTTGCTGCTTTAACTACTGGTGACGTAGCTTTGTTTGATGAGAATAAAGCAATCTTAACTACTACTGGTGCTGCTGCTGCTGCAAAAGCAATCTATGTAGGTGTTGTTAAAGGTACAGAAACTGTTTCAGATAATGCTGGTACAGTAAGTACAGTTAATATAATTGCTTATTCAAATGCAATTCAGAAAGGTTCTAAACCTAACATGGTTTATTCTGATTATATTGCTGCTACAGAAGATGTTATTTCTTTTAACCTAGCATCAGTAGTTCCTACTGTTGGTGATAGATATGTACTTAGAGTTGTTTATAATGACATTTATGAACATCCTGGACAGTTTACTCATACTTATGAAGTAATTGCTAAAACAACTACTCCTGCTGATCTAGTTGCTGCTTTCAAAGCAAAAATCAATAAACATACAAACCGTAGAGTTAATGCTACTAATGTAGTTGCTACTACTTTAGTTATAACTGCAATGACTAAGAATGATAACGAAGGACTTGATTCTTTAAATTATTATTCTCAGGTTTCTATGGAAGCTACAATGTATTCTCAGGACTTAGGTTCATTTATTTTAAATCAACCTACTACTATTCCTAATTTAACAATTTCTAAAACTCAAGGTGGTCCTGGTAAAGGTAATGCTAAGATTATTAGAGATCGTGAGAATGCTGCACTTGGTTATAAAGGTATTATCAATCGTATGTATTGGCCAGTTATCAAACCAACTTTAACTGTTGATTTGACTGCTACTTATGATACATTGGTAATTGAAAACCAGAATCATTACTTAAGTGATGATAATCAATATATCAAAAACACTCCATTAGCTACTGAACTTTATGTTAAGGCTGGTGAATTGGTAACTGATGGCGAAACTCCAACAGATTCCGTATTGAAAGATATGATCGAAGCATTTGTTGCGATCGCTTAATCTTTTTTAATAAAGAATTAACCAAACAAAAGGGGAGGGAGAAATCCTATCCCCTTTTTTAATATAAAAAATTATGGTAAAGTTTTATAAAGATCCTAGTGGGAATTGGCACATTGGTGATAAATTGATTCCATCAGGTACGTGTTGGATTGATTATGATATTGTAACTGATATTAAAATTGTATCATTATATGATCAAAACGATATTAAGTTTCAGGGTCCATTTTCAGAGTTAGCAGATAAAGATGGTGTTGCATTTAGTGACGTTGCTACAATGCTTTCAACAAATTCTGATTTTTTCGTTGATGCCGATGTGGCGGCAATAACTAATCATGAAGCATTAGAAGGTTTACAAGGTGGTGCCACATCAGACCATCAACATTTAACTACTCTACAAGTTGGTTTAGTTAATAATGCGGTTCAAAAGACAGGCAATGAAACTATTAACGGTGTTAAAACGTTTGTTACTTCACCAGTAGTGCCTACTCCAGATGAGGATATGGAGGCTGCAACAAAGAAATACGTAGATGATAAAGTGATATATAAAGCGTTAGCCCCAGTAGTAGTCAATGGTACTACTGAATCTACTTTGTTTTCACCAACATATAAAGGGATTGGTAGATTAATACCAGCAAATACTTTAAAAGTTGGAGATGTTATTGTATTTAAAAATAATGGTTTCTTTACAACGGCAACTGGTGGAACTTCTGCTTTTAGAGTTAAGTTTGGTAATTTAACATTATTTACACAAAATGTCACATATGCCAACAATAGAACTAACTATTATATTGAATTAGAATTAATTACTACGATAAGATCCATTGGTTCAACTGGAGTACTTATCTCACAAGGTAGAGCAATGATACAAAGTAGTATTTCTTATGGTGTTGAAGTAAATCCATTAGTGACGTTAGTTCCCATTACTATAGATACTACTATAGATAACTTATTAGACTTAACATTCCAATGGGGAAGTGCTGGCCAATCTATTACCGTTAGTAATACAATTATAGAATTAAAATAAAATGGATGCAGAAACAAGTCTAGCAATACAGGCAATATATAATGAGTTTAATAAATATTGTAGTAAAACAATATATGCCGCATTAAATAATACTGTAACTTTATTAACCAATCGTGTAGTTACTCTAGAAAATACAGTTACTGCTTTACAAACAACTGTACAAAAATTAAACAAACTTACTGAATTATTAGATGTAACTATTACAGATATAAAAGAAGGTGATATTCTACAGTATAGTAATAATAAATGGGTTAATATTAAACCGAGTTTAGTAATATCAGATGACACAAATAATCTTGCATTAAGTGCATTAAGTGATGTTAATTTAACTACTCTATCAAACGGTCAAGTATTAACTTATAATACTACTAATTCAAAATGGACAAATTCTACTATATCTGGAGAAGGTGGCACTAGTTATACTGATTATTCTCAAGTGCAAGCATTGGCTAATTATACTTCTTTATTTACATCAGATGTAAATACTATACTAAGTGCATCTACACTATTTGTTAAGTCCTTAAATGGAACTGCAACAAATTTAACAATTAAAGATAGTTCTGGTAATATTAGATTTATACCAACTACTACTGGTATAACTGTAACAGGAGATACATTATCAACAGGAGAAATAACTGCATATACTATATAATAGGATAAATTAAAAGACATGATTAAGAATAACCAATACGTTGTAGATAAATTATATACTGATATAGTAACTACTACTAATGCAGATGGTACTGTAAATAATTATTATACTGGTGGATATTATGATGGTGGATATTATGATGGTGGTACTACTAACATAGGTAGTGGATTAACTACTGCACAATTAGATAAACTAAATAGTATTCAGTATGGCGCTGAAGTAAATCAATTTGCATTTAGTTTTATTAATGTTAATGGTTCTACTTCTACGTTATCTGCAATAAATAAAACAGACACCATTGTTATTGAAGGGGTTTCACCAATCGTTACTACAATAGTAGATGGTAAATTACAGATATCAATTAGTACTAGTGATCCAACTACAGGTATTGGTTTAGCTAATTTAAAAGATGTTCTTATAACTAATCCACAAAATAATGATAGTTTAATATACAATAGTGGTAAATGGATTAATTCATCGACTGGTAGTGGTACTAATCCAATAGAACATTTATTCTATGATTCAGTAAATAATAAATTATGGACGAATGTACCTTTTTATTCTACTGGAGAAATCTCAGCATATGGTATAGGTAATGGAACTGGTGGTGGAGGTGGTACTGGTGTAAGTTCCTTATACCAGTTAACTGATGTTGCTAAAGATGATGATAATAATCCAACGGGAGTTTTAAATGCTGCTGATGAGGCAGTACTTAAATATAATATGGCAACTAGTCATTGGGAGGGTTGGTATATAAGTGATTTATTAGTACATACCAATCGTGCTCAACTTGATGTTATTAATCAAGATAATATAGATGTATTATCAAGATTAACATATGACGCAGTTCACGGTTGTATTAGATCTATTGTAGGATTACAATCTACTGGAGAAATAACGGCTTATACAACTGGAGATGGTACTGGTGGTGGTACTGGAAGTGCTACAAGTTTAAGTGAACTTACTGATGTTATAGATACTTTAAATCCCATTAATGGTGATGTACTATATTATGATAATGTAACAACTAAATGGATTAATAAAGCATCTTCTAGTTTACAAACAGATTTAACTGGTTATGCTACTGAAACATACGTTACTACTAAAGTAAACGACCTTATTAATGGTGCACCAGCTGCTTATGATACTCTTAAAGAGATAGCAGATGTTCTTCAGACTAATATAAACTCAATTGGTGATATTATAACTACCCTTGGAACAAAATGGACACAAGATAATACAAAAATTACTAATTGGGATTCTGCATACACTCATTCATTAATAACTGGAGATTCTACTATACATCATATTCATACTAATAAATCATTATTAGATTTATTATCACAAGAGAATATAGATGTATTATCACATCTTACTTATGATGAAGTAAATAATAAAGTTAAAGTAGACATTAGTCTTTATTCTACTGATGAGATTACTGCATATAGTACTGGATCTGATTCTAGTGGATCAGGAAGTGTATTAGAATTATCACAATTAACTGACATTGTTGATGGATGGACTCCATTGAATGCTGATATACTTTATTATGACAGTACTTTAGGTAAATGGAAAAATGTTGCGTCATCTACATTAAGAACTGACTTATCAGGATATTCAACAGAAGTATTTGTAACTAATATAACAAATACTAAATGGACTCAAGACAATAGTAAGATAACCAATTGGGATTTGGCATATACTAATAATCATACACATTCTAATAAAACAGTACTAGATGGAATAATTAGTACAGATATAACTAATTGGAATAATAAAGAAACTTCTTTAGGTAATCCTACTACTAGTGGTTATTTATTATCATCTACCGTATCTGGAGTAAGAAACTGGGTTGCACCTTATTCACACCCTGCTTACTCTAGTTATAATGTAGGTGGAACTAGAAACTTTATTACTTCATTTACTTCAGATACACTTGGTCATATAACTAGTATTACTAGTAGTGCAATGATAAAGAATGATATTGAAACATTATTAACTGGTGATTCAATAACGTCACATTATCATGATTCTAGATATTATAAGAAAGGAGAATTATTTGAATTAAAAGGTACTGGTACAATTGAAGATCCTTATAAGATAGAAGCAAAATATAACTTCTATGGATTAGGTGAAGTTAGTGCGTATGGTGTAGGCTCTGGAGGATCAGGAGGAGGATTAATCCAAACAGTCTATTCCTATGGTGATTTAGGAGGATCTTTTTCTGATACCATCCTTACAGATACATTTAATGCATATACAATTAATAAGATTAATGCTGATTTAGGTACAAGAATTTCTAGTTTAGAAAGTGGATCTGCATTATCAGTAACAACTACTGGTTCTGGAAATGCAATAACTAGTTTATCAAAGACTGGCACTATAATAACTGCAACTCTTGGTGGTACATTTAGTTTAAGTTCTCATATACATAATCTTTCAACACTTACAAATGACGCAGGGTTTATTTATTCGAACGATGCTAGACTTTCAGACGCTCGTACTGCTTCTGATGTATACAGTTGGGCTAAGGCTTCTGTTAAACCTGCTTATATATTTAGTGAAATTGGTAGTTTACCAACAACGTTAGGTGGTTATGGAATTACTGATAGCGTAAGGTTTTTAGGTAATATAGGAACAAGTGCTAATCCGGTCTTTCTAGATAAAAATGTTCAATTTGGTTGGAATAGAACAGATGGTTCTGGAGAATTTGACATAATTATTAAGAATGGTACTCAAGCAGTTTATTTAAGTGGTTTTACATGGGATGGTACAACGCTTACTAAAAAATATCAAATTGATTCTAATGGAATTGTTGTAAATAATAATACTGTTTGGCATACAGGTAATTTAACTCCTTCCAATTATCTTCCACTTGCAGGTGGTACTATTAGTGGTAAACTAATAGTTCAATCATCAACGTATGCACCAATTCAATTTTTAAATAATGATTATCCAGGTAATTCAGGTTTACTTTTAATGGGTGGTGCAAATGATTTGGTTATTAGAAATTTAATTGGAACTAGTACATATGATTTAAGATTTAATCAATCATCATTACGATATAATAATTATACTGTATATCATTCAGGTAATTCTAATTTAGGTACTATTGATTGGAATGCTAAAGCATTAACTCTTGGTGGTAAACTTACATTCAATGCGGACTACTCACCTTCAATAGATACCATTAACAGTACAACTGCATTAACATTTGGTATTGGTGGAGTTGGTAAAATTGCATTATCAACTGTGAATGAATTTAGACCATTTTCTACACAAAATAATGTAATTGCACTAGGTTCTACAATTGCACGTTGGAGCAATATATATTCGGTTAATGGTAATTTTAGTGGTGATCTTACAACAAATGGAATAATTAGATCATCAGCAAATGATTTAAAATTATATTCTTCTAGTGCTTATTTATTACGATTCGTTCAAGCAACTGCTGGTTGGACTGATGCTGTAACTACATCATTTATTCAAACTGGTGATGCTACTAATTTAGCATTAACTGCTGCTAATGGTAGTGTTTTAAATAGAGTTCAAATTAGCACAGGTAGTTTACAAATTGGAAATATTAGTTATAATACTTTTACTGTACCTGCATATCAATTTGAAGTATTAGGTACAAGTAGGTTTAGCGATAATAGTTTATTCAATGGATATTCTTTAAGTATTCAAAATGAAACAGGAAATCGTTATATTTTTAGTCGCACTGCTTCACAGAAAATAGGGTTTTGGACAGGCGGTGATTCTGCAATTGCATCTAATGTAGATATGAAATTTAAAACAGGACATGCATTTGATGATGTTACTTATGGTACTGAAAAAATGCGGTTAACTACTGGTGGAAATTTACTAATTGGAATTACAACTGATTCAGGTTATAAATTAGATGTTGCAGGGCCTGGTAGATTCATAGGCTTGTTAAATGCTGACAGTGGTATTCAGATTGGTTCAGCAAGACTCTTATATGATGCTACAAATAATGCTCTATATGTTCAAAAATCAGATGGTACTTCTGCTAACTTTTATGCCACTGGGGAAGTAAGTGCTTATGGTACTGGTACTGGAACAACTGGAGGTGGTGGCATAATACAAACAGTTTATTCATATGGTAATTTAGGTGGATCTTATTTGGACACAGATTTAACAAATACTTTTAATGCTTATACTATTGATAAATTAGCAACAAGAATTAATTCTTTAGAAGGTGGTTCCGCATTAACATTTAACACCACAGGTGCTGGTAATGCAATTACAAGTATTAGTAAGACTGGTACAACAGTTACTTCTGTTTTAGGTAGTACTTTTAGTTTAGATGGGCATACGCATAATATTATAACCAATGACTCGGTAAGTTTATTACTTTCAAATGGTAGTATGTATTATACATATGGGCATCAATTTTATACTAGACATATTACTGGTATAAACACAACTAGTGATGGAACTTCTGGTACTGATTCAGATTTATATTTAAATTATGGTAATACTACAGGCAAAATTAATTTAGGTTCAATTGGTAGTTATTATATATCAACTGATGGAGGTTATTATAGTGGCAATGTCTACGCATCATATAGATTATGGACTACTTCACATCCTTATGATTGGTATATTAGTTCTGTTCACGATGGTACATATTTTCAAATACAAGCAAAATCTGTTGATAATACTTTTTTACCTGTTAGTGTTAACCACGCTTATAATGCAGGTAATTCAGACACATTAGATGGTTATCATATGTGTTCAAATAATAGTAATAATGGTATTACTTGGGGATATATTCCATGTGTTAAACCAGATGGTGTAATGGAAGTTGGTAAATATATTGATTTTCACGAAGCATCAAATGATGGAATTGATTACAATGTTAGATTATATTCATCTGCAAATAATCTTTATTTAAATAGCAATACAATATGGCATTCTGGTAATAGTAATTTAAGTACTGTTGATTGGAAATCAAGAAATAACTACACTAAATCTATACAATTTTACCATCCTGATAATGAAACAGTTAGAGGTACATTTGGATATATAAGTAGTACAGTTTTTGGTTCTGGATATGGTTTACTATTAAATTTAGATACTATACCTGCAGGATTTAAGAACTTTGCAATTTATGGTGCTGAAAATGTAACTATTCAAGGTGCTATTCATTTTAATAGCACATTAGATGTAGCAGATAACGTTACTTTTTTGAATGGTATATATGCTCAAAAATCAGATGCAACTTGTTATAATGCTTTAAATCTTTATAATACTTATGCATATGGTGACTCTAACAAAGCAGAAACAAGAATTAATTTAGGTAAAATAGAAGGAGGTACAACTTATGAACCAATGGGCGCTATTGGAGCATCACCTGTAATTAATCTTGATTCAAATCATGGAAGTTTATACTTTTATACAAGGACTAGTCAAGCATTAACAGAGAAAGCAAGAATATTATCAAGTGGTAATTTACTAGTCGGTACAACTACAGATGCAGGTTATAAACTAGATGTTAACGGTGCTGGTAGGTTTACAGGAAATGTTACTGCTCCTACATTTTTAGGATCTTTAAGTGGTAATGCTGATTCAGCTACTAAATTAGCAACAGTTCGTACTATATCTGTAACAGGTGTTGTTACTGGTTCTGGTTCATTTGATGGTTCTGGAAATTTAGCTATTGCTACTTCTGTAGCTGCTAATAGTGTTACTCTTGGAACTAATACAGTAGGAAATTATGCACTTAGTGTAGGAGTTTCAGGAAGTGGTTTATCAATAACAGGAGCTGCTGGAGAAGGAATTGATTTTATTGTAAACTCAAATGCAACAAACTTAAATACTGCTTCTACACTTGTATTTAGAGATGCAAGTGGAAATTTTAGTGCAGGTACTATAACAGCAGCTTTATCTGGGAATGCTAGTACTGCAACTAGTTTATTAAATAGTAGAACACTTTGGGGGCAATCATTTAATGGTTCTGCTAATATCAGTGGTGCTTTATCTTCTGTTACTACAATAACAATGAATGGTGCTCTAAGTGGTGGTACAACTGCTTCATTTAGTTCTTATATTACTGCCGATAGATTTTATACTGGTTATGATGCGGCTGTTTCTAATTCGTTCAGTTGTTCTAATTGGTTTAGAAGTAATGGACAGACCGGATGGATTAATAGTACTTATGGGGGCGGTATCTATATGCTAGATTCTACTTATGTACAAATATATGGAAGTAAAGCTTTTAAGGTTACTTCAACGGCTAACGATTCTATTAATACAGCAGGTGGTATTCAGATTGGAAGTGCTCAGTTGATTTATGATGCTGCTAACAACGCAATATATGTCCGTAAGTCGGACGGCTCTGCAGCTAATTTTTATGCTACTGGTGAGGTAAGTGCTTATGGAATGGGTGGTGTAAGTGGCACTAAGATGGACGATCTAATATTTGCTAATAGTGGAACTACTACCAGACAAATACAGTTCAATATGGGTGATAACGATTACGGTCGTATTGCTTGTGGAGCTGCTGCTTTAAATGCTGGTTGGCTTGAAATAGCTACGGCAGATGATGGTACTGAGCCTATTTATGTTCGTCAATATTCGGGTGCATTTGGTACAGTTGTTAATCAACTAACGCTATTAGATTCTTACGGGAATACTGCTATGACTGGTTCGTTGAATATTGGTTCAAATATATTTAAGCAACATGATACTGCTGCATTTAATCTAACTTTATATAATACTTCTGGTGGCACTAGGAGTAAAATATCACTATCAGACAGTACTGTTAGCATTACGGGAGCTATTACATCTACAGGCTCAGGAACATTTAATGGTGGTTCTTTTAGTTCACTAAGATCTTTAAAGAATGTTCATGAAGACTGGAATGGTAATGCTTTGAATGAAATTTCTAAAGTAAAAGTAAGATCTTTCAACTATAAATCAGAACCAATTATAAATAAAACATTAGGTTTTATAATAGATGAGATACCAGATAGTATATCAGAATATGTATTATTTGGTAAAGAGAAAGATTCTATAAATCTATATACATTACACGCTTTAAGTTTCTTAGCACATCAACAGACTAAAACTAGATTAGAAGAACTTGAAGAAGAGGTAATTGATTTAAAACAAAAAATAAACGAATTGGAAAATAAACAAAATGGCTGATATAAATAAGTTAGTACCATTAATTTTTAAATGGGAAGGGGATTGGTCAAATAATAAGAATGATAAAGGTGGTGCAACTAATATGGGTATCACCTTATCAACTTGGAAATCTCAAGGTTATGATAAAGATAGGGATGGTGACATTGATATCAATGATCTTAAGTTAGTAACTAAGCAAGATGTTATAGAAATACTAAGAAAGAATTATTGGAATAGATGGCGTGCAGATCAAATACAAAATCAATCTATTGCAAACTTATTAGTAGATTGGATATGGAATTCTGGTGTACATGGTATTAAAATACCTCAAAAAGTATTAGGAGTCACGGTAGATGGTTTAGTTGGTAATAAAACAATAGATGCTATTAATAAATCAAATCCTGAAGTATTATTTAATAAGTTAAAACAAGCTAGGCGAGAATTCTTTATTCAGATTACTCGTAATGATAAAACACAATTGATGTTTCTCAAAGGCTGGCTTAATAGACTAGATGATTTTAAATTCGTTCAGACAGTATAAACAATATATCTAGAGTAAGAATACTAGATTAATAATAATATAATATAGAATATGGCATTAGGAACTACAAATATAACTACAACATTAATAGCTAATACAATAGGCGTTGGTAGTAATGATGTTGGTACATTGTGTGCTTCAAACAAAGTTAATAAATGGAGCAAGTATAAACCAATAAGGCTTAATAAACTATCTGGTGTTACATTAGATGATCAAATAAATAATAATTTTTCATTTGATCTTGATAATGAAGTATCTACTTCTCCAGAAACTGCGTCATTAAAGAATTGGGCATATTTAAAACCAACTGGAGGAGCAACTTCTCAATATCGTATGGGTGATTTTAGAGGATATTATCATCAGGCATTACCTCTTATGAATCTTATAGATAATTTTAGTTCAATAAATATTTATGGATATAATACTTTTAAGATAAGAGTTAGTGATGCTGATAATACCATAAGTGGTCAAATTAATATGTCAGATTTTACTAAATTATCATTTAATATTTCATCTTGGATACCATGTATATTAGTAAAATATAATAGTACAATATATACTTATAAATATACTGGAGAAACTAGTGTAACTGGAGCTAAATATATAACTTTAGATTTTACAACTGCTCCATTTAATGGTATAACTGATAATTCAGATATGACATTTATGTATTTATTAGCATCTGATCCTGATAAAATATCTGGGACATGCTATTATTTACCAATGCCATTCGCAGAAACAGAACCATGTAATAAAACGGTTACAATATATAACCATCAATCAATTACTGCTACTTTTTTACAAGTATCATCTGTATATAATACTGGATATGAGGATATAACATTCTATAGTGGTCCAACACAAGAAGATAGTTTATATTTCCTTGTTCCAAGAAATATTGGTAGTGTATATTATAAAATTAAATTGCACAATTCAAGTACTAGTACAGAAACTATTGATTTATCTTATTTGACATTAGAATATACTAATCTATTTACTAGTTATCAAAATTTAAAGTTACGTCCATCATGTTATGATGCGTCTTTTAATTCAGTAGATATAATAAACTCACATATTATAACTATTCCAGCTAATACTGATGCTTATTTTTATATTGGGATACCTAGTGCACTATTAATGACTAGTCAAACTGAAGTTGGTCCGGCGGTAGTTACTGGAATAAAAATATCATCATCTATAACACTGTATTTTACTAACAATACTAATGAAATAACATTAGCGCATGTGAGTTCATTACGATTACAATCTAATTAATAAAAATTATGGAATTAACAAATAAAAAGATACAATACACTGTTAATAACGATGGTGTTAATATTAAATTAAGTGGGGTTGCTTACTTAAGTGATACTCTTAAAGTAACAGAATTTAATGGTTCAATTACAAAGATAAGTGCAGATTTAAATGCATTCATTGGGAATTTTAATTGGAATACAAACAATATATCAATAAATATGCAAGATGAAAAAGAACATCTAAGTGAGGCATCTCAGTTAGTGTTAGATACAATTGCATTAATCGAAACTCAATTAGCAGTTTAATTATTTTAAAAAACAATATGGAAAAGCTTAAAAAAGGTATTATAAGTTCATTAGCTAAAATATTAGCAACAGTAGATACATCTAAAATGTCATCTGAAAGCAGAGTAGCAATCGTACGTAATTTTATTGCAACCAAGTTAGTAGCAAATGAGATTGCCACACTTGAAGAAGAAACTGGTAAGAAATTAATTACTGATGAATTTAAAGAATTACAAGCAAAAGAAACTAAGACAGAAGAAGAAACTAAACGATTTACTGAATTGACTGAACAGATTAATAAAGAATATGTTGATGTTTTAAATTCTAATTTAAATGAAGAAATTGATATTGATTTAAAAACAATGTCAGAGGATGATTTTGATAAATTGATTGGTGAAATTGTAGACTTAAAACCAAATCAGTTTGATCTAATTCATGAAGTGTTAGTTAAATAAGAATCAAACGCTATATTCTAATAAAATAATTGTTACAATCAATGTAACTGTTTAATTATTATTAAATTTAGAACGTTGTCTAATTTATAACATTCTTTCATAAATATCAAAATCTAACTATGAATTTAATAACTATATTTGAAATGATCAATAAATATACAAATACATTAGGCAAATGGCTATTCTCTATAGTCGGTGGCGTATTGGCAGTTTTCGAACCGATACAAGCCTTTGTTTTTGTATGTGGACTCGCTATTATTGGAGATTTATATACTTCCATTAAACTAGGTATAAGAATAAGTAAACAGCATCCAGATAAGGCTAGTGGTAAAATACAAAGTTCTAAATTAGGACAATCTATGACTACCATACTTAAAGTACTATTTGCATTATACTTTGCATGGCAAATAGATGTATATATACTTTGTGATACTGCTTTATATGCTACAAAAGTAACTGCTGGTATATTTTGTTTTTCACAAATCTGGTCAATGCTTGAAAACGAGTCTTCTTTCTCAAATAAAAAATGGGCTAAAATTCTACAAAAAATAATGATTGATAAAACTATCCGTCATTTAGATCTGGCAGTAGACACATTCGATACATTAATAAATTGTAAAAATGATAATAGAAACTCTAGGTGTATTAAATACACTAAAAAGCGTTTATAGATTTATTAAAAACCATTTTAATTATTTCTTAATAGGATTATTAATTCTGTTAGGAAGCATTATCTATTTACAAAAAGGTACTATAAAAAGACAGGATACTGAGATAGGTTCATTAAATAATAATTTAATTGAGTATGCAAGTTCAGTTAATGGTTTAAGTACTGAGAAACGTGTCCTACAGTTGAAATTAAGCGATTTAAGCAACTCTAGGGATAAAGATATACAAACTATCGATTCTTTGGCAAAAGCCCTTAAAATCGCTCCTAAGACTATTAATAGTGTTACTCATATAGAAACTTTAGTGCATGATACTATATCTGGAGTAATAATACAAGATTCCACATCATGTGACTTCACTAAAGTACTTAACTATAATAAAGAAACTAAAATAGAAGTAATTAAGAAAGACTCTCTATTAACAGTTATCCCAACTATTACTAATTCAAGTGATCTATTTATAATAACCAATAAAGTCTATAGAAATAAGAGGTCAAATTGGTTTAGTAGATTAATTCATTGGGATTGGAAAAAGGATAACATAAAGAAATATGAACTACATAATTCTAATGACATTATTCAAGTAAAGAATATAAAAGTCATTGAAGTAGAACAATAAAATATAACAACATGACATTTAACTCATTAAATACTATTATTGACGATATTATGCTTGAGTTACGTAATAGTAACATAAGTGAGTCAGAACAGTTAAGTCGTATTCAGATTGAACAGTGGATACATAACTATCGTGCAATGTTAATCAAACAAGACATTGATAAAGGTAGAGATATTAATCCTGCATATATTCAAAGTAAAACTCTTACTCTAGAGAATTCAACTAGTCCTTATTCAAGTACAACTACTTTACCAAAGACTATTGATTTTCATTTTAAACCAGGTATCGTTAGTGTTAGAGATAATACTGGTAAACTAATTCAAGTAGGTTCAAGACTTAAAGCTGAATTACAACCAATTAGACAGTATGCTATATATGATCCAATCGCATATATACAGAATGACTATTTAAAACTTATGGATGGTCGTACTGTACCAGCAACTTCTTTAACTGTAGACATTATTGCAGAAGATCCTACTTCTATTGATGGTACATATAATTATGATGGGCAATATCCTTGTCCAGCAAATATGATTCCTACGATTAAAGATCTCATATTTACTAAAGAATTATATATAATGCCACAAGAGACAGTAGATACTACAAATGATAGTGATGATGATACACAAAATAAAGTATCTACTAGGTCACTAAGAAAAGCAAAATAATGACAAAAACTAAATCATATACCATTAAAGATTTTTATGAATCCTATAATAATTTTGTTGAAGGTAATGAATTATATAGTATAGATTATAAAACATATAGAGAAATAGTTACTGATTATTTTAAATATATTTATAATAGAGTTATCGAACAAAGTGCTGAATTTAAACTACCATGTAGATTAGGTTCACTATGTGTTGTTAAACACTTGCCAAAACATTATGATAGTAAAAGTCTTAGAGTTGATTTTAAAGCGACAAACGAATTACATAAAACAATATTCCATCTAAATGAACATAGTAATGGTTATAAGTTTAGATTTTACTGGAATAAAAAAGAGTCCTTGGTTACTAATAAAACCAAATATCAACTAGTTGCTACAAGATTCAATAAACGTAGACTAGCTCAAATAATCAAGAATAATGAACATGACTATATTACAATTTAATTATGGTAGCAAAATTAGTATCTAGTAAATCAGTTATTGCTAAAGTAATAGCAGACCTAGACTTAAAAGACGACAATTTACGCATTACTGATATGTTACATTGGATGGGAGAGGCCGTTGAAAAAATAGGTGCTCCACAACAATTGATACGCAATGTATCAGGTGTTAATGATACACCTATATTAACTCTAAGTAATCATCAAGTAGCAATGCCTACTGATCTATATAGATTGGAGCAGGTTGCTTATTCTCAAAATGAAAACGGCCCTTGGGCATCTATGCGTAAAGCAACTGGTTCATTTGATGTATGGGGTGCTGATAATAATGAAACGACTCCTATAATATTGATTCCAGACGCAGCATTAATAACATTGGTTAAAATATTATATAATATTATTACTGATGCTGATGCATATATAAAACTCAATAGTGATCCTAGTATACGTACTACGTTAAGTGTGTTAGTGAATAATGGAACATATAATATACCTGGATATAAACGTGGGTTTATGAAGACAAATGTAAGTTGCGATTTACAGTACACTACTAAACCTGGTTATATTATGACTAATATACCAAGTGGATATTTAAAGATATCTTATTATGCAATTCCTAGAGATGAAGATTATTATCCTTTAATTCCAGAAACACAATCTTACTTTGAAGCATTATACTGGTATATAGTGATGAAACTAAAGTATCCTGAATATTTAGGCGGCCGATTAAATAGACAGACTTATTATGATATGAAAACATCTTGGAATTATTATTGTAAACAAGCATATGGTGAAACAATGATGCCTAGTACAGATGATATGGAATCTATAAAGAATAATTGGATTAGACTTGTTCCTATACAAGATGAACATGATACATTCTATTCTAACTTAGGACAAAAACAAGAAGTATATAACGCAATGTACGAATAATTATGAATAGTCAAATATATCAAACTAACACCTTTTTAAAAGGTTTAAACTTAGATGCAGATGTATCTTTGATTGGTAGTGATCAGTATAGATATGCTGAGAACATAAGACTATTAACTAATGATGGTGGTACTACTGGAGTAATGCAAGGCGTTGAAAATATTGAAAAATTAACATTAACTAGTATTACTCAAGGAGAAACAGTGCTTGGTATTAATGAAGTGATAATTGGCGTTACTTCAGTAAAAGAATATGGAGTAGTTTTTACAAAAGATCATACCAATGGAACATGTTACAATCGAGTATGGAGACTAGATTTTACCAATAATAAGAAAGTTCCAGTATGTACTTGTATATTACAGGGTATATTTGATATTGAAAATAAATTAAGTTTAGTTACGCATTATACAAGTGATACAAATATAAAAGTGTATTTTGCAGATAGTGAAAACTTAATACGTACTGTGAATATAATGATGGTTATTCCATATAGTCCTACATTTAGTATAGGATCGTTGGATATAATACCTAGTGCAGTATTGCCACCTTTGGATATAGTTGGTTTAGGTATTGGTTCTTTGCCATCTGGTACTATTCAATATTGTTATCAACTATTTAATATGTATGGTAATGAATCATCTATATCAACACTTGGATCATTAGTACCATTATCTAATTCTAATTTAGATGATATATATTCTTATGGGCAGGCTTCAAATAAAAACTCTAATAAATCTGTAATACTAAAGGCAGATTTAGTAAACGTTGGTTCATTTAACAAATGTCGTATAATATCCATACATTACTCTAGTAATACATCAATACCAACAATAAGTATTGTTAATGAAATAGAAGTAGGTTCTTTAGATACAGTTATTTATTATGAAGATAAAGGTAATGGCTATCTAAGTGAATTAACTGTTGAAGAATTCAATGCATTAGTCGATGGGCAATTTGCTCCAGTATCTATTGAGAAAATGAACAATCGTTTATTTGCTAGTAATATCAAAGATTTAACTTGGGATGTATCTAATTATGATACTAGAGTATATAGAGCGAACTCATTAGGATCTATTAGATTAGAATCATCTTCAGATGATCCTATTATTTTTAATGTAACTGATATAAATACACAAGTAATTCCATATAATTATGATTGTATAAATCCATTTAATATCCTTAAATCTTCATCATTTACTTCAACAAATAGATATGAATATAAAGATTCTGGAGTAACAATAGGTGGAATCGGTAAGAATATTTCATATGAGATTATTAATACGAAATTAAACGTTGAAAATATAACCACCTATCCACCAGATAATCAACAGAATTATGAAAGTGATGTTATCACTCGTTATAAAGTTGCTGATAGTGCTGAATTAAAAACTAATTCTGTATCAGGTAATACCTTACCTATATATAAAAATACTGGATTGATTGGTTCAAGTCAATATGCACCAGTTGCATATAGTTCTAAAAAGAACTATTCAGATCCAATAATTGCTAGTAAATTTAGAGGTTATCAGAGAGATGAAGTATATCGTTTTGGTATAATCTTTTATAATGATAAAAACATACCATCTCCAGTTCACTGGATTGGTGATATTAGAATGCCACATGCAAGTGATAATCCAATATTTGAAAGTTCTTATTCTGTTGTATATGGTATTAATAAAACATATACTACAGATGTTAAACCATTAGGTATTAGGTTTACTATAAATAATCTTCCAATCGGAGTATATGCATATGAGATTGTAAGATGTCAACGCACCGTAACGTGATCGTACTGTATTAATGCAAGGTGCATTATCTAATGTCGTTAGATATTCAGCAGATGGTACTGCTGGTATGGACGTTGATATTAGACCATACTCGTATTTATCTTATAGTACTAGAATGAATAGTAACAATGGTAAAGCAGATTCGTGGAATGATCTCTCTAGTGTATATGAAAAAACAAAAGATTATTATACACTGATTTCTCCAGAAGTCTGTTATAATAAAGAACATGCAATAGATTTAATAACTAATACCGTTTATTTAGATACTATTTGTGGGTTAGCTTCTCCAGTAAATAGATGGAGAGCACCATCAGACTCTTCTACACAAGTATATCGTCCTGCAGTAATGCATTCATTACCTAAAATAAAGAATCTTTCTGGAACTATCACTGATGTTTCAGGAGATGATAATTATTATTTAGCTGGAGAACGTTATGATTGGACTGGTGAAACTGATGAAACGTATGCGTATCCTATAGTAAATATTTCTACTGGAACACATTCTGCATTAATTAGTAGATATTTATATACTTTCTATAATGCGGATATTCGTTTGTATCTTGGTGATGCTAGTAATTTTATGAATATTAGTAAACATAATCTTGCAGTTTCATCTATTAAATATCCCAAACCATTGTTGTGGAATAATTATTCTAGTGGTGATATATTAGCTAGTGGTATTAATATTGGTGAAAAGATATTTCATAACTGGTCTGTAAATTTTTCAGCACCAGATGGAAATAGTGGCGGATATCAAGCAGCACAAAAACATGGACCACATGGGTATTGCCTTATATTAAATTCTCCAGAATTAGGTAATACTATTTCTAATATTTATCAAATAGATGCGTATACTGCAGATGCAGCAACTCAAAATTTTAATAGATTATACGCAATGAATTCTATATTGATTGCAAATCTTAAACAAAGTGTAATTCAATATGGTGGTAATACATACACTTCTATTCAGAATTCAATATATATATCTACTGGAACTTATACTAGAAATAACACTTCAATTGTAAATTGTTTTGGTGGAGATACTTTTATTGATATCTTAGATTATACAACCACTTCAATATTTTCACAACCAGATACTTCTGCGGATCAAGTTAGAAAAGGTTATTTTGGAGCATATATACCATTTGAATCATCTATAAACTTTGCATTTAAACAAGATAAAAACTTTAGTAATACTTATGTAAATGGTTATGCTGACGCATTTATACAAAATAAAGCAGGTCAATTTTTAAGTTATAAAGTTCAAGACTTAGATCCGTATACTTATAATGATGCCTACTCTAGTCAACCAGGTAATAAAAAGTTTGTTGCAAAAAGTATATATGATATATCAAATATTACTTATACAAATCGTATAACTTGTTCAGAAGTAAAGAGCGGTAATGATGTTATAGATAAATGGACTAAGTTTAAGTTTGCAAATTATATAGATATTGATACTCAATATGGTGATGTTACTAATTTAAAAGCATTTAATAATAAGTTATATTATTGGCAAGACAATGCTTTTGGTATTACTTCAGTTAATGAACGTTCATTAATTCAAGATAATAATTTAGGTGCACTAACACTTGGTACTGGTGGTATATTAGTTAGATATGATAATATCTCAACTAGTAATGGTAATAGTATTAAGAATGATAAGAGTATTGTTAAATCTGATACTACTATTTATTGGTATGACTTTAATAATAATGAGATAGTTGCTTTTGGTAATGATATACACTCTTTATCTAAAGTAAAAAGTGTGCAATCATATTTTAATGAATTACCTAGTGTTAAAAGAAATGATGCACTATCTTACTATGATAAAAAGTATAATGAGATTGTATTTAAGATATACGATAAAGCATTAGTATTTAATGAGCAATTACAATACTTTACTTGTTTCTATACTATTGATCCAGAGTGGGTTCTAAACTTTGCAGATAGATATTATAGTATAAGTGATAGAGTTATGTACTTACACAATACTACAGATAATCTTAGTGAACAAACATATCCTGCGTATACTCTAGATGATGGTAGTTATGCCGATATTAATATTAGTAAAATACAATTTTTAGTTAATAAAGACTTTGAATATACAAAAACATTCGATAATGTATTCTTCAATGGAGATCTAATAGTACCGACTTCTAATGAAGTTACTGATACTAATGTAATGAAAGATGTTTGGTTTAAGACTAAGAATCAAGAAACGATTCCTATTTTACAAGCAGATATTGATAATAGAGAAGATACATACAGATTTGCAATAGGTCGTGAGAAGAATGACAACGCTGTAAACAACATATATAATAATTCGTTCCTTAGTAGAATGAAGGGTAAATACTTAATTTGTAACTATTCATTTGACTGTCGACAAGGTAAATCTTTTAGAATACCAAGTATTAGAACGACATATAGATATTCCTTAGTATAATATGAAAAGAAAAAAAATAAATAAAGTTCCAGCATATGCTTTTGGTTTAGATCAAGCTGGGCAATTAGCAAATCTTGCTGGTACTACATTAAGTGCTACAGGAAATGATACATTATCTACAGTTGGTGGCACTCTATCTGGAGCTTCTTCAGGTTTTGCAGTAGGTGGACCAATAGGAGCTGCTATCGGTGGTGTAGCTGGTTTAGCTACTGGACTAATTGGTGGAGCAGCTAAAAGACGTGCTGCAAACAAAGCTAAACGAGTTGCTACTCAGAACCAGGTAATGAATAACGCAGTGTCTAATACTGCTGAAATACAGCAAGAAGCAAATAGCGAAAATCCTTTAGCTTATACATTCGCAAACGGTGGTATTGTTCCAAATAGTTTAGCATATGTTGATGATGGTGAAACCATTAGAGATCCGTATGGTAATATGATGCAAGTACCAGAACAAGGACAGTCTACTGATCAGAACTTAGTAAGTCTACCTGAACAAAGTACTATACTTAGTGATAGAATGAAGTTAAAACAACTTAATAACATGACACCATCACAATACTATAAGAGTAAATCTAGCAAAGTTGTAGAAGGTACTGATGAATATTCAAAGAACGCTGCAGAACTTAATAAAAAGAATAATGATTCTTTATATAGTAATTTATTAGCATTACAAACACAAGAGAACTATAATAAGAATCGTAAACAGACCATGAAGTCTATTCCAAAGTATGCAGATGGCAAACCTGCATTTAATCCTAATGATTATTATACAATACCAAATGTATCTATAACTGCTACTAAAAAACCAATCGGCATATTAGAAGGTGCTAATAAGTATATTAATAATGTAAATTTAAATCAAAAATTACCAACTAATTATAAAAATCCAATAACAACTCCAGAGACTCCACCGCCAGGGAAATCTACAGGATTTGATTTTGGATCAATTGCAGCATTAGCACCAGTTGCTTTTAATTTAGCTCAATCTTTCAAAGAACCAACTTTAGAACAACCTGTGCAGAATCCATATGCTAATCAAGTACGTAATACTATGGCTGGTAGAACTTATAATATTAATCCAGCATTAAGTGAAGCGTCTAGAGTAAGGACTATAAATAACTATAACTTATCCCAAGTATCACCAAATACCGGTGCAAGTATGGCGCAAAGAGTTCAATCTGCTGTTGGACAATATGATAATGCTGCTGATTTATTTGCACAGAAACAAAATATTGAAAATCAATATGCAGGTGAATATGCAAATACATTAAACTCATTAGGTCAACAGAATGCGCAAGCACAGTTATATGCTAATCAACAAAATAGAGCGGCAATAGCTAAACAACAAGAATTTGCAGGTACTGCTGCAACACAGTTTGGTCAATGGGGGCAGACACAGCAACAGATGAAGAATCAATATAATATGGACCAATTAAGTTTCTCAGCATTAAATAAGTTATTATCGCAAGGATATACTAATGCTGAAATGCAAAATCTTAATAGATTGGTTAACCAAAGAACTAGAGGAGTATTTTAATATGAATGAATATAACAATCCTGCACAAGCGCAGTTTATGAACACCTATGTTCCAATACCATTTAATCAATTGTATCAACTTGGAGTACAGGCAAAACAAGATGTTGAGAATGCAACAAATCAGTTAGGCAATACTATTAGTAAATGGTCTGAATTTACTTCTCCATCACAAGCTGATACACAAACGTGGTATAATGAAACTATTGGAAAAGCTAAACCATTAATTAATGAAATGGCTAATAATATGGATTTAATGAAGTCTCCAGAAGGTAGGGCTAGAATTAATTCTATTATTAATAATATTGATACTAATAAATTAGCGGCTATAAGACAAAGCGCAGTTAATCTAGGTGAACGTCAAAAGTTAAATCAACAGTTGATGCTAGCTGGTAGATATAATCCAGATTGGCACAATGTTGATTTTACTAATTACAATACAGCACAGAAAGGTGTGTATAGTGATTTAACCCCATTAGCGTATAAATCTGTTGCTGAGATAGCTAATCCTTACTTTAATGATTTAAAAGACCATTTCATTAATCAGAAGGGTGCTTATGACTATGTTGGTATAACCCAAGGAGATATCGCAAACGTTGCTAAATCTAAATTTAATGATATTTACGATACTCCTGAAGCACAACGTCATATGCAGATTATGATGCAGAAGGATCCTAATCTTACTATAGAAGGTGCTCAACAGAATCTATATAAAGAAGTATTACAATCACAACAAGATAAAGTTAGAAGTAATCGTGAAGTTAATCAACTTTATTTAACTAACTTAAAAGAAGGATATGCAAATGCAAGAGCTGCTGCATCTAGAGCAGCCAAAAGTGGTGCTGGTGTTGGTGGTATGGCTACTTTGACTGATAAATTAAGAGTTGGTGGTGTGATGAAATTTGGAGAACAAATGGGTAAGTATTATAACTTATCTCCAGAACAAGCTTATAGATCAATGCGACACGATGCTAGTACTACATTTAATGCGCATGCGTTTAATACTCCATATGTTACTGATAAGATGCTTACTGATAAAAAGTATAATGCAGAGCAACTTGGTAGAGGCTCACAAGCATTGATGAATAAGTTCTCATGGAATGCTGGAACTGGTGCTGTACAGAGTGTCATTAATGGTATGTTTAAAGTAGGTAAGAATCAATACAGTGTTGATACTTCTAAGATGATGTTACCTACTGACTTTGCTAGTGGTATGTTGGGGTTGGGTGATCAAAAAGACCCGTTCTTAAAAGCTTTTAGACAAGGTAAGTTTAAAGATGTATCTGTATCTCCTACTTCAGAAGTAATTACTGATGGTAACAATGAATACGCTAGAGTAAAAGTAACAATACCTGGTTATAGCTTAGTAAAAAGTGGAATTAAGGATTACAAGACATTTGGTAAGAAATATTTACCACAAATAAAAGAAGTATCTAATGAAGTTTCATCCAATATTAGTTCGAATAGTATAAAGGAGGGTATACAAACTACCGTCATAAAACAAAACATTAGTTCAAAAGCTCCGTTAGGACAACAAAAATATCATAATTTTACTATAGATGCTTTGATACCTATTAATAGGATTAAAGGTACAACTACAGAAGAATTAGTAAATCATGATTATAACACACAAATCATGACCAATGCAGGTGCTGGCAAATTAGCACCCAGTGTAGAAACTGATACATATGATTATTTAAATCAATAACAATGAATAATAATAATACTTATAACCGTAGTAAAGCCAATCCCATAACGAGATTGGCTAACTCGTTTCCACCAGTTACTTTGGGTTTTGCAGATAGATCTAAACTTGAAGAACAAAAAATAAGTAGTGAATACGAAAAATTTAGACAGTCTCCTGCAGCTAGAACTACTGAACCTAGTATTGATAATTTCAATCCTAAAGAAGAAGCTACTACTAGACCGGTAAATCTTAGTACCGGAGATGTTATAAAACCAGAAGATTCTGAATTCGTATCTAGTATAAAAGAAGGTAATTCTTTAGATAATGCTTGGTTTTCTACAGATCGTGCAAATGCGATGTATAATCAAGAACAAGCACAAATATCTCAACAGAATAAGAATCTTAAGAATGGAACAATAATTCCAACGGTTCCTCCAGTTGCTTCTGTAAAACAGAGTAACCAATCATACAATGTATTACAATACTTTAAGGATGCGTGGAGAGCAAACCAGAATGGTAAAGATGAGACTGATATTTCAAGTAAGAATGGTGAAATTATATCAGATATTCTTCCAAAACTAAATGCTGCACAAACACAATTAGAATATGCTACGACTTCTCAAAAATATGATGATCAGATTAATAGTGTAATTGCTAACAAAATTGCAGGAAAAGGCGTTGGTAATTGGGATTCCGAGATAGCAAGGTTAACTAAAGAAAAGAGTCTTGCACTAGGTGGTATAAGTATTAGAGATAAAGCAAGTGCTCAGTATGTTAAGGATTTAGTTACATGGGATAAGTATATACAAGACCCCTCTAGAGTAATAGGACAACTTAAAGCAGATATCGGAAATAGAACTGCGCAATATAATGATAAATTAAACGAGATTAAACAACTACAGGATGATATAAACGATCGTCCAAAGGTTAGCGATTATTATTTAAATAAGGAAAAGAATGCAGGCTTTGGCTATACTAACATAGATGCATGGTTATATGGTATGCCACGTACATTGGGATCTTCTATGCAAACATGGAAACAGCAAGGTGCAAACATGTTATATAACTTTGGTGCTAGTTTGGCTCAAAAAAGTTTAATGGAAGATATGGCATTATCTGTTTCCGCTGCAACTGGTGGTTCCGGATTATATGCTAAAGCTGCTATAATGGGATTAAGTACCGTTGGTATGGGTCTGAATTTAGAGACACAAGCGTTATCTAGACATTTAGAAACTGATGCAGAACTTTATACTAACTATAAAGATAGAATAAAGAAAGATGCTGCAGCAAGAGGTATAGACACCAACAAATTGATAAATGATGCAAAAGATAAATTAAAAAATTATGTAGATACCGATTCTAATATTTCTAAGAAACCAGAAATAACTGATGATGAGGCTATGGATTTTTTGCTTACTACTAATTTAAAAAGCGGTGATACTAAATTTGATGCATTGAAAGATGATGGTAGAAAAGGTTTACAATCTCTTAGAAATGTCAATTATGGTTTAAGTGCATCAGATATTGCAGAGAGTATTGCCTTTGTACCTTATCTTGGTACCGTACTTGGAAACTCTTATAAAGCACTTAAGACTACAGAAAAACTTGGGAAAGGTATTGCAAGAACTGAACAAGCTGTTGAAGCAGCAAAAGGATTTGCAAAAGCATTACCTACAGAGATTGCTGGTAAAATACTAAATAGTGCAGTAGTTAAAGGTGCTACAAAAACAATTGAAGATCTTGCTGAAAAGACTGTACTAAAAGTTCCAAAACTTACTGAGTTTGCCGGAAAGGTAGCTGAGAAGGTTGCTGGCGCTGATGGTAAAACTTATGCAAAATACGTAAAAGGTATTGCAAAACGTGGGTTATTTGGTATGGCTTCTGAAGGTGGTGAAGAAGGTACACAACAAGAGAAAGGTTATAAGTATCAGAATGGTCTGTATGATGATAAGACCATGGGATTCTTTGATACCGTTTCTGATGTAGTTGGAGGTATGTTTAATGGCGCCAAAACTGCATTTGGATTGAGTGTTAATCCCGCATTAGATAATGATCAGGATTATCAACAAAGTGTTGTTGCTGGTGCAATGATGGGTGGTTTATTTAGTGCAGTTGGTGGTATTCAACCAACCATTGAACTTAAGAATCAGATACAAACCAATCACATTATTCAGAATTATACAGTAGACCAATTAAAAGCTAAAGAGAATTTAACAAAAGCTAATTTATGGACAGATAAAGCATTGAAAGGTAAAGGTGAACAGGTTATTAGTACTCTAGATATGATGAAAGAGAATCTACCTGAAGGACTTACTTCCAATGACGTTGACAATATAAAGAAACAAGCAGAGTATACCATGAATTATGCTAGTTCACCTATTGCTAAAAAGTTAGCAAAGGAATCTGGTATAACATATGGTTCGCAAGACTATAAAACGATAGTTGGGCTTGCTCTAGATTCATTTGATCAATTACAAAATGAAGTTGATGCCAATAAAGCAATTGATGCTAAATTGACAAGTACAAGAACATTCGGTGAAGGTGCATTGAAAGGTAATTTAGAGAATATTAGTAAATACACTGGTATTGATTCAAATTTATTATTACAACTACACAACCTTAACCAACACCAACAATCTTTAGTATCTTTGATTGATGAATTAAAGAATAGGAAGACAGTCATTGATGAAATGAATGCAGATAAAGACTTTTCTATGTCTTTAAATAGTGACAAGATTGGTGAATACGTTGATAGGCTTAATGAAAAGTTAATAGATGTAACAAATAATCGTAATTCTTTTATAAGTGAATTTACTTCACAAATGAAAGTTGATAAAAATACTATTGAAACTGGTAAAAGTCAAAAACCATATACAGAAGAAGAACTAACTGATGTACTTAATAGTTTATCTACAGTAGGTGGATATAAACAGAATGAAGTAACCGATCTTATAAAGATGCAAGAACTATCTAACTTATCGTTAGATGATACTATCAATAGATATAATGCGTATAATGGTTTATTCTTTAATGATAAATATGCAACTAAAGGTATATCTTTTGATAAGGCAACAAAAGATATGTCTAAAGTTGAAAGACGTAACTTTGCAGCATCAATGCTAGCAAAAGATGAGATAAACCATTATGTTAGTAATACCAATAAAGATAAAGAAGGTATGGCTTCATATGTAGATGACATCTCAAAAGAAGCAAATGCTAGAGGTACGGTAGAATCATTGCAAGCAATAAGTCAACCAACTTCTGCATCAGAAATACAAAATACAGTTGCATCAGTACAGCCTTTAACCCATATTGAAGAGTCTACTCCAATAGAAGATACACAGAAACAACAAGAAGTACATCTAGAAAGTTTAAAAACGCATATAGATGAAACTGGTAACATACTTACTACTTTAAAGAATAATCCTGAGAATACTATAAAGTATTTACCAAAAGAACTTAGGAAAGAAGTTGGTAAGAATGGTTTTGTTAAAACCGTTAATAAGTATGAAAGACAATTAGATTCATTACAGACTGAATATAATAAAGGTGTCACTAAAGCACCAACAGTAGATCCTACCGAAGTTAATCCAAAGAAGTTAGAAGTAGTTGAAAAGATTAAGAAAGCATATAACGACGTATCCTCTGCTTATGCTGATAGAACTAATGAACTTAATGATCTTGCTGCTAAAAATGGTGGTACAATTACAGATGAACAAGCACTTAGTGTTATTAATAGTTATCGTACTAGAATAAATGAAGCTACCTACAGACATCAGGACGCTTTAAAAGAATTAAATAAACCCGAGTACGTTAGTACTAAAGAACCAACTAGAGTAGAACAACCTAGTCATATTGCTGAACTTAGCAATGAGGAAGTTCAGCCATCTTTACCAGTTGAAGAGATTGTTCCAGTCGAGGAAGAACAACAACCTCAAATGGAAATAAAAGCATCTGAGCAAGACGGATTTATGTCTACTCTAGATAAGATGGTTGCTGAATCTCCAGAGTTTAGAACATTGCCTGTTAATAAACAGCGTAATGAGATAAACAGGATGAGACGTAGGGCTTTGAAAGAAAATCCAGAACGTGAGACTGAAATTAAGACCTATTTCGATGATTTAATAAGCAAATCGATAGTTCCTTCACAGAAAGAACAAGAGTCGCTTAAAACGCCTAAGAATGCGCCACAGGAGGTATCTCCAACAACTGCTATTGAAACTCCAAAGGTAACTTCAAAAAAGTCATTAAATCAAATATTATCTGATAATGCTGCAGAAGGTAAACTTAGTGTTGAAAGTGGCGAGATTACACATACTGAAGAAAAACCGGTAGAAGTTGCACCAGAACCAATTGTTACTGAAAAGGAAACAATTAAAGTAGAACCGACTCCTGTTATTGCTCCAGAGGTTGAAGAAAAACCAGCGCAATGGGTAATAGATCAAGCAATGAATTTATTGGTTGATTCTGAACAAACTACTGAACAATTAAATGCTAAAATCTTAAGTAATGAGGTAGCACCTAATCAGATTGAAGGTACCCCTGGTTCTATTATGGATATAATGTTAAATTATGATCCTACTAATAGTAAACCAATGACTATTGAAGGTTATCCGAATGTTAAATCAGGTAAAGAACTTGCTAAAGTTTTAGATAAACCAAATGCATTAGATGAACTTGATACTGAAATTGTAATTAGAGATTGGAAAAAGAATAGTAGTTTTGATCCAACTAAAGAATCTACATATGATAATGCTGGTATTTATATAATACTTACCGATAAGAATGGTAATCAATACGCGACTGCATTAAGAACTACACAGTGGGTTAAAGATAATATTGTTTCTGAAGAGGTAGGTAATAGGCTTAATGAACTTAGAACTAAGATTATTAGATTATCTGAACAGATTAAAAGTCAACCAAATGCCATATTGAAACCTACTAAAGTAAGTAGAAATAACGGTTTATTTGATAATCAAACTGATGCAAATGGTGCACCAATATATAGACCTATTCATGAAATAAAAGGGTTTGATATACCTAAAGATTTTAAAGAAATCGATAAAGGTAGTGTAACATTAGGTATAGGTCGTGGAGTTAGATATGGTAATACTATTATGGATATGTTTGGTGATCCATTACCAGGTGCTGGTGCTTCTGGTAAGATCTATATATATCCAAAAGTAACAAATGTACCAGATGGTAAATCAATGGTAAATATACAGTTACGAGAGAAACCATTTAAAACTAGTGCACAATCTAGAGAGATTGCTTCATTGATTTATGATACTCTAATAACAAAGTATAATAATAATGACTTTGCTATGCAAGTTATGCATAATGGTACATTGATAGATACTCCATTTACTCCATATGTGTTAGGTAGATTCTTAGTTAACAATAGTGAAAAGACATTATTGAAGACTGAGAGTATGGCTGAACAATATCCATTCTTGGCTGCAAAACAATTGTTTGTTGATACTAAGAATGGTAAAGTATATTATGGTAATGAAGTGCATACATTGTCTGATATGCAAAATGATCCTAAGTTAAAAGAAGAATTTATTCAACATATTATAAATAATCAACACTGGGCAATGGACAAAGAGTGGTTATTTAATAATATGCGAGATAATTTACTCGGATCTAAAGTTACTGCTACATCTTACTTTAATAAAACTAAATCTGATAAGTTATCTTTTATACCTGGAGAATTAGAATTTGATAAATCTGATTTTGGTTTAATCTCAGATCAATACGAAACGAAAGAAGATCCAAATGATAAAGGATTATCTTGGATGGCATGGTATACTAAAAATGGTAAATTAGTATCCGATTTAAGTGATAATTTATTTAAATCGCCAATAAATTATATTGAAGATGTCGAAATAGCACAAAAGACTAAAACGAGTTCACCAGAAATCATAGAAGCACAATCCATAAAAGAAGAACAAGTTACTACAACTGAAGTAAAAGAAATACCAAACGTACCTGTTGAAGAAGAAAGACCAAAGTCTTTAAATAGTATATTGGCTGCTTTTGGAGATAAAGCTGAAGTTTCTACTGATGATCAGATTATACCCGATTCTGAATCAGTGTATACTGCTGATCAAAATGCTGATCTTGATGATATGCTTGGAGGTCTTGGTGTAGGTGCATGGAAACCTTTTATAAAAGCAACTAATCGTAAAATCAATACTGCAAAAGCAGTTAAATGGCTTAATCACAAACTTGGTTTAGATCCCAATGAAGTTAAGATCACTAGTACTCTTATACATGCAAATAAAGCAGGTATGAAGGTAGTTGGTGGTATGACCACCGATAGTATTTTACTTTGGGAAGGTGCTGAAAAGGGTGTTGAATATCATGAAGCATTCCATAGAGTTTCATTGTTATTGTTTAATGATAACGAAAGAAAGAACCTATACGATTACTATAGAAGTAAGAATAAGGTATATAAGATGTCTGATAAAGATGTTGATGAAAATCTTGCTGATGAATTCATGGACTTTAACTTAAACCCATTTATAAAACATGGTTATGAAATTGTTAGAGGATTTAAGAAAATGCTACAATTCTTACATGTTATAAAAGATGCAACTCCTAATCAAGCATATGAGGTATTTAGAGCCATCAATAGTGGTAAGTTTGCTGGTATCGCATACAATCCAAAATCAGTTGAAAGATTTCAACAGATATATGGAGATATGGCACCATATAGTTTTAATGGTAAAGCATTTAAGAATATTCCAACTTTAACTGACTATTATAACATTGTTGAGAGTTTGCAAGCTTTGTTATTCAGTTCTAATAATGTTGAAACTATACAAGATGTTGATAACATTGATACTAATAGATTATACAATGCATTAGTTAAAGAATCAAATTCAGAATTACGAAGTCCTGCGCAACGTGAAACGTTAAAGGAAATTGTTGATAGATTTGAAACAGACTTTTTACCTGATGTAAAGAAATCTTTAAAACAATTTGCTATACGTGTTATAGATAGAAATAGCGCAGAAGAGACCGAAAAAGCTGAGAATGAAGGTACAAATGTACCATTTGCTGATAAAGCATCATACGAAGTAGATAAAGTTGATAATGCACAGATGTCTGTTAAGATGTTTATTGCTGCTACACCAAAAGTTAAATTTGAATATAGTACCAAAGATGGTGTTTTACAAAAGAGATTAGTTGCAGCATCAGAACCTTTATCTGGTTTACCATTAATTGACGATTATAAAACAGCATTTCATACAGTATTAGAAAGATTGCATAACTTTGATACATGGGATAAGATATTAAAAGAAACAGAACGTCTTGGTAAAGATGATCCGTTTTTTCAGAATCTATACTTAAGATTAAGCAATCCTCGAATTGTAAGTGAGAATTTACAAACACAGTTCTTAACTACAGTATGCAGTAATAAACATAACATGATTTATTTAAGTTATGCTTATAACACCTCTCCAGTTGATGATAGAACTTTACAGGTATCTTTTAGAGTAGGTGATAGTAATATACAAAGAACTTCTAGGCAATATGCTAGTCAATGGAGTAACACTTTCTATAATGGAGATTTGTTAATATCAACTGAAAGTGGTATTGTTGCAAATGCTGATAAGTTGGAATCTATATGTAGAGAATATAATCAACTATCATCAGATTATTCTAAAGAATTTGATGCAAATAAGATTAATGATATAGGTGTAATAAATGCTAAAAAAGAACTTATTAATATTTTATCTAAACTTGGTGTTAACATTGACTTAGAAGTATTAAATGACTATCTTGCTCAGAATAACAAACTTGGCACAATGGATAAGGCTAAGGAACTTAGACATCTATTGACATCTAGTTACGCTGGTTCATTAAGTTACTTATTCTCATGGAATACTACCAAAACTAAAAATAGTAGAACTGGTTTATTACAATCTGTTGCTAATGGTGATGTATTGAAATATAAAGAAGGTGGTATTGAAAAAGTAAAACGTTTAAATGAAATATTTAAAGGTGAAGCTACAATCAATAAGTTTGCGGATAGTAATGCAAGAGTACACCCAAGATTAGATAGTATGTCAGTAATGGGTGCTGATGGTAATATGTTATATCCAATATCACAGAATTGTTATGCCACAGATCAGACTAGATGGTTAAATGATAACAATGATGGTATTGTTGATAAGATGCAAAATGTTACATATAATAAACATTCTGTATTACTCCAGCATTTAAAGAATGGTAATAAAATATCATTAAATACTTTTATTAACTTTGTAGAAGATTCTGCTGGTGATAGAGGTCGTGATTACTTAAGTATATCTGATTCTGAGGATTTCTTAAGTAAAATGACATTAGTTAGTAATGACTATTTAGTTTATCCTACAATGGCTGATAAAAAGATGTATTTTACCATCGGTGGTTATAAATTAAATCATCAGCCAATTAGATTTATAAATCGTGAAGATGGTAGAGGTAAATATGTTCAGTTTAATCAAGGTGTAGTAGATACTCTATATGGATATATGATTGATGAATTAAATACAATTGATCAATTCTATAGTAAAGAATCTCAAGAAGAACTTAGGTTGCATCCTGAAAAAGCAGTTAAGAATTATCATACTCTAGAGAAAGGTGGTAGACTTCGTTACTTTAATAAGATATATAAAGAAAATGCAGATGGTACTCGTACTATGATCGACTTGAATAAAGACATCATGGATGATAAGAGTATGACTGTTGAACAACGTATATCTAGAGTAAAAGAAGAGTTGCTTGGTAAACAGGATGCTACTGGCAAATATAACCAAATGCATGCAGAACAAGTTGTTAATAATATGTTAGCAATGCGTTACATGGACGATATGAATAAAGCAGTTGAATTGGGTTTAATAGAAAAAACTGCTAATAACATGTATCAGAATAAGTTGTTAGACCAAGTTAAACTTGCTGAATATATGGATAAATATTCCAATGATCCTGTAACATCAGCATTCCCTGAAACTTATGCAGTACGTGCAATGTTAGCAGATTATTCAGTTGGTTCTGTTATATCAGTAATGGAGTTTGAAAAGTTGTTTACAAAAGATCCAGCATACTATAAAAACACTGATGATAAGATCAAACGTGTTACAGCAGTATTATCAACTGGTGATGGAATAAGAACCCAATGGGAACCAGGTAATCCTGCAAATGGTGAAACTAAATTTAATGTAACTGAATTCAAAGATAATGAGATTGTAAGTAATCAAATTAAACAACTTAATGATGAATTTACATATGCTAATTTACGTGATTTACTTATAGCAACTTCTAAATATGATGGGAAACCTATTACAGAAAATAATGTAGATAAGTTATTAGAGTTAAGTGAAGAAGAAAGAAAGGATAAACTTAAAGACTATACTCAATTAAAAGCAAAAGCCTCAGCGCTTGCTAATAACGGTTTGGATGCATATGGCCCAGGTAGAATTAATCAAACTGATGCTACTGTTATAATTGGTCCACGTATGTATCAGAAGATTGTAAAAGGTTTAGGAGAATGGTCAGAAGATGTTGCTAAAGCTTTTGAAATAATGGAAGGTGATGGTAATTTCTTATCAGATGCAGCATTATATCAAGCCTCTTTAAAGACTCTGATAAAACCATTAAAAACAATGTACTTTGGTGATCACTTTGACGCCAAACTCGGATTAGATGTTCCAGTATTCAATAAAATGGCAATGTTCCCATTATTTAAAGTTTTAGCTAAAGGTGATAGTAGAACTTTATATGATAGAATGAATAAAGAAAATGATATCGTTGATATGGTAGCATTTTCATCAGCTGTAAAAGTTGGTACTAAAAAAGCAAGTTCATTCTATACAGACAATACCAATACTGCAATAAACGATTTATCTGGAGTACAGGTATACCAACAGGATTACAAATATTTGCGTAGACAGTTAGTTACAGATCCACACCATGCTGAAAGACAGTTATTTGGTACGCAGGCTTCTAAAGCTGCTTTATCAAATCTTAGAATGGATAGAACTTATGGAGAAGGTGATAACAAATATACTGGTACTCAGATTAAATCTGAGGTTATGGGTACAATTAAAGCATTATCTAGTAAAGGTTTGAATAGATTCTTAGATAGCATTACTAAAGTAAATGAAGATGGAAGTAGAACAAAAGATAATGTTCTACTATCTAAAATGCTTATACGTGAGGCCGAATCAGGCGGTATGACGAACGATGTCATTGAAGGCTTACAATTAGTCAATGGTGAGTTTAAAGTGCCTCTATCGGCTTTATCTGACGCCAAATGGATCGAGAGTAGGTTTATATCATTGTTGAATAAAGAAGCAGTTGATATTCAACTACCAGGTGGTGCATTTATTCAAAGATCATCATTTGGTTTTAAACAAATAACTACTTTATCTGACGGCACTCTAGATAGAGGTAAATATCTTAATTTTAGAAATGACGACGGTAGTATGGATACTGAAATATCTATAAACTTACTAGCGCATGTTATTCCTAATTATGATAAGATGTCTTTTGAAGAAGCTAGACAATACTTAATTGATAATAATATTATTGGTGAAAATTCATCGCCTAGTGCAATGGGTTATCGTATTCCTACACAGGGGCAGTCTTCAATTGTATCATTACGTATTAAAGAAGTAATGCCATCTATCGTTGGTGATATGATAATATTACCAGATGAATTTACAGCACTTACTGGTTCTGACTTTGATATTGATAAACTATATGTTGCTAGATTTAATTATGAAACATATGAAGAAGACGGCACTAAAAAGATTAGAAAAGTACAGTTTAATGACAATGTAGAACAAGGTAAGAATAAGTTTGAAGAGAATGGCCGTGAAGCTAACGAAAATAGATTGTTAGATATGTATATGACAGTTCTTAATGATAAGTCAAATGTACATGAAACTAAAGCATCATTAGATGCACCAACTGAGAAATTAAAGAGTGGTGCATTAAAAGCAGTACGTGCTGCAATTACTTCAAAGAATGAAAGTCCTTTCTATGAATTATCACCATCTTATCAGTTAAATAAGAAACATGAGTATACTGGTGGTAAAGCTGGCATTGCACCATTTGCGTTGAATAATGTGCATCATGTTTTAACACAGTTATTTAATATAGATTTTGCAACTAATACAAAAGGTGAGTTTAAAGGTGCGCTTGGTAAATATGGATTTGGTACCTTATCAGAAATACATGGTAAGGATGGATTCCGTATTCTAGACTGGTTATCTGCTATGATTAATGCACACGTAGACGTTGCAAAAGATCCTTATATCATTGAGTTGAATGTTACACAACCGACATATAATATGACTAACTTCTTATTAAGAAGTGGTATGGGTGAAGGTACATTTTATTTCTTACCACAACCTATTCTAAAAGAATATGTTACTGAAATGGAAAAACTTAATGGTCGATATGGTATTGATAAAACTAAGTCTAACTTTACATTACGTAGAGATGCTGTAACTGCATTAAAGAACAAGTATATTGAAAACGCTAGAGTTCTTGCTGGTGATAATAAGTCTAAACTAAGTTTATTAGAAGAATTAGATAATGTCGATGAAAGAAGTGGTTTAAACAAAGCTGGAGACCCGTATGTATTTACTATTAAATTCTTAAATGACCAATTAACTTCTTTTAAAAATAAAACTAATGATTTTGATTATTTCTATAATCAGTTATTGATATTAAATGCTTATCAAGAACTCACTCCATTTGCAGAAGAATTATCAGAACTGGTACATATCTCACAGATTGATACTAAGAAGTTTGGTAATAGTTTTGCATTACAACAGAGATTCTTATATAGAGTAAGAAACATGTTATCTTCTACTAGTGCATTTGATAAAGAAGATCTTATAAGATTATTTGAAGATTCATTCTTAGATGCCAAATTACGCAATAGTGTTATTGCTGGTAATGAATTAGCTAAAGATATGTTAATAACATCAACTGATGCTTTTAATCAGGAAATGGAATCAATAATGTCTAAAACTAACCATAGTAAGACAAAGGATGAAACCTTTATTAAGAATGTATCTAATGGTATAGAAGCGTTTGTTAGAAGTAAATTCTTTACTGAATATGCTGCAGATAATGCTGAAAATCCTTATATGGATACTTATAACTTATTCTATAATAATCCATCTGCTGGTACTTTAAGTATGGCAAACCGATTTGCTAAGATTAAGTCTGATATGATTAATGGTAAATATCCTGAATTCATAGATAAGGAAGGACGTATTGTTGATGATTTTATAAATTATCTATCTGCTCAACCAAAGACTGAGAATGATTTATGGAATATACCAGATGTAATTGGTCGTAATGTACCAATTGGTACTGATAAGTATTTACAAGATAAACTTACTAGTTATTGGAATGAACTTATTAATAATAAACAATATCCTGAATTAGCACAGTTTGGTAAAGATCTAGTATACTATGCATTTGTGACATCTGGTGGTAATACTAAACTTAATTCTATATTTCATTTAGTACCATCTGATTACTTAGCTGAAATAGGTTATCATAATTCAATAAAACAATCTCTTGAAGATTTAACAAATAATTCATTTGATATTGACACTGATGATATATTTAAAAACAATTGGTGGAATGGAAATCTAGTTCCTGATATTACTCTAGATAAGGGTAATAGTCATATTGCTAGAGTAAATTCTACTATAGAAATACCAGGCACTCATATTAAGTATCCGATTGTACTATTCAATCATAAAGCAAATCCAATAGGTATCAATAGCGATGGTGAAACTTTATTTAGACCTTATATTAAAGCTAACTTAGATAAATCTAAGAACCCTAATACAACTTTACTATATAAGTATATTGGTAATTATAATTATGTTTCAAACTTTGGAGGTAAAACAGAAGTGTCTGTAAAACCTGTATATGTTTTAGTTAATAAGAAAGGTTTAAGCCAAGAAGGTGTATTCATCGTAGAACATGATGGTTATAGTAATTCAGCATTTGGTTTTAATAACATACCAAGTGCAGTAGATTTCCATACTTCAGACCCTACTACTGGTTTTATGTTAGATGGCAGTAGTGCTGCAAATGTAGCATTAGTTAACTCAACCAATCTACGTAGTACTGAAAAAGTAAAATTAATGTCAACTTTAAATAAGATTGAGTATATAAAGAACTTTGATATTGAAGATGCTGCTTATACTAAAACTTATGATGATATTATGCTTGGTGAAGATAATGAATTATCTCAAGAAGAACAATTAGATATTGCTAGATCAGTATTACTTGCGGACGATGAAGCAGAAGGTGATATTGTTACTAATAAATTTAGAGGTAATACAGGTTGGGCTAGACACTCTGAAAATTCTTATGAAGTATCTTCTGCTGGAGATAATAGATTTAGTGCATTAAGTGCTAGATTAAAAGATGGTAGAACTATAGAAGAAGCGTATCAATTAGATGTAAAAGGTTATCGTAATCTAAACTACACTTGGCAACAAGCAAAGAAAGATCATGGTGTAAATGCACCAATTAAATTAAATGAGGAGCAGTTATATAATGCATATAAAGAGTTGTGGCAACAATGGGCTGATGAGAATCCAGAGTTAATGCAAGAACTACGTAATAACACTGTTGATAAAATATTAACTGATAAATTTGCAACAGGTCTTGTTACACAAGCACGCGCGTTATCTGAGATATTAAATGAAACTGAAGGCATATCTATGCCAATTGTAGATTCTGAAGTAAGAGATACCGATATTGCTAAACCGCAATACTATATTGGCAATATTACTCCAGATGAAAATACTATATTTGTATTTGGAAGCAATCCGGTTGGTATAAATGGTAATCCAGCAAAAGGAACTGGTGGGGCTGCTTTAGTGGCATCTACACAATTTGGAGTAAAACAAGGAGAACGAATGGATAACAAGTTATCAGATTCTGGTAATGCGTATGGGTTAACTACTGTTACATACCCTGGTAGAAAGAGATCAATGTCTCCTGAACAAATTACGCAAGGTATTAAAAAGCTATATGAAACTGCAAAACTAAATCCAGATAAACAATTTAAGATTGCTTATAGGAATACTACTGAAAAATCATTAAATGGTTATACTGGATTAGAAATGATTGATATGTTTAATGCTGCTGGAGAAATTCCTACCAATATTGTATTTAGTAAAGAATGGTTTGATACTGGTTTATTAGACCTCGCTAAAGTAGTAGCAACAACAGAACAAGAAGTCGCACTATCCTTACCAGTGAATGGAAAAGAGGTTGTTTATAATAACCAAACCTTTATAGTTACACCGAATGGAAAAGTATATGGAAAAGATGGTAAAGAAAAGTATACTAGTACCGATAAAGGTACAATGCTATCTAAAAGTGCTATTTTAAATAAAGCATTTTTTCCATCTGCAACTTTACCAACAACAATTACTAAAAAGGCAAATCCCATTATTACAGATAATGGTATAAAAATATCTGGTGAGAATCCAAATATTATAAATATAAATGGTAGACAAATTGATATAAAACAATATGGTGTTCCATTTAAACTTAATAGTGACCAAATAACAGCGTTAACTAGAATTGATGATTGGTATAACAATAGTGATACTATATCTCATACTTTAATAGGTGCTGCTGGTACAGGCAAGACGTCTATAACTAAAGTAATAGTAAATAGTATAGCTAGTCAACATCCTAGAGCAGATATAGTATTAGCATCATTTACACATAGTGCAGTTAAGAACTTAGCTAAACTTACAGGTAGAGAGGCAATTACTATTCATAGTATGCTTGGATTAAGTCTTAATTACGATCTTGATAACTTTAAATTAGACGATTTAAACTTTGAAAAAGTTAATGATGGTCATAAATTTGAAGAGAACGGTATCATTGTTATAGATGAGTGTTCTATGGTGAATGAGAACTTGGTAGAAGCTTTAAGGGATATTGCTAAAGAGAATGGTGTTAAGATCTTATTTATTGGTGATGATAAACAGTTAATGCCAGTAGGTGAGAATAGGATGTCATTATCATTTAGAGATGAAGATGGTAATATGTCTAGACTTACTAAAGTAGAAAGACAACAAGGTAGTAATCCATTATTAAAACAATTAGATGCTGCTAGAGCAAGTCAAGAAGATCCTACTAAGTTAGGTGTTAGTTTTAGTACAGATTATGACTCTTATGGTAATGGAGTCGTTACAATACCTAATAAGAACCCTTATATGACTAACTTACTTGATACAATGGTTGGTTTACTTAAATCAGAGGAAGCTAAAACAAATCCTTATATAATAAGAGGCTTAGCTTTTAGAAATGAAACAGTTGACGCTATAAATAGAGGTGTTAGAATAAGAATGGGTTACGAATCTAAACTGGAAGTTGGTGAACCAATTAAGTTCTATTCTGGTTCTGATAAGTTTACAAACTCGGCAGAAGCTAGAGTATCTAGAGTAAGTGAAGATAAAGAAGCCGACTTATTCTCAATATGTGGTTTTAAATCAAGTAAATACCCAAATGGGTTCATGGTTAAATATAATACCGTGGAAGTATCTGATTTTGATGATGCTACTTATAATGAAACTTTCCACATGATATCTGATGAGTCTTATAAAAATGATTTAGCACAGATATACAAAGATTATCACGACCTTACTGTTAGAACTGCTGCTGCTAATCCTATGTATAGAGGTCGTATTTGGAGAGAGTATTATAAAAATACTGGTGCAATAGTAACTCCATACGATCTTAAAGTTGGTAGAGAATTAGTTAAAAAAGTAGTATTTAAACCAGCGTATGCATCTACAGTACATAAATCACAAGGATCTACTTATACTAATGTAATGGTTCATCAAGAAGATATAAATGCAGCAAGTGATCCTATGTTAAGGAAACAATTAACTTATGTAGCAATGTCTAGACCTACTAGAGCAGCATTCGTGGTAACTAATTCTGATCTATTCCACGAGAATGCAATTAATGAATATAATGAAGAAATGAATAAAGCAAATGATGAATTTGATTCTGATGCTATGACAAAATGTAAAGCTTAAAATTATGATGTGTCCTATTTTAACAATCCCACAGGTTGCTCAAGAATTTAATGAGCTAGTACAAGCAGTTGGGGAAAAAGCTGCATATGATATATGGAATCAGAATAATGGTAATGGTATAGAGAGTGCTCCTAATGGAGCACCTTCTAAGCTATTTTCAGACCTTCTAAGCGAGTTTGATGGTAATCGCGAACTAACTATCAAAGCGAAGGCTAAAACCTTCTCTAAAGAGTTTAAAACATGGTTTAATGATGAAATTCCAATATTTGATCCTAATACTGGTGAAGTACTGAGAATAGATACTGTTTCTTCTAAAGTAGTAGACGAAAATGGAGAACCATTAATAATGTGGCATAGAACTCCTGTAAAAAATATAAAAGAATTTGATATAAACAAAACAGATGGAGACGATGGTTTTTGGTTTAGTAGAGATAAAAATTATTATACAGATGATAACAAAGTAGAAGCATATCCTGTATTTTTGAAAATATCGAACCCTTTTGAAATAAATCATTCTGACTTTTTAGCTGGTATGGATGCGACTCATTTTACTTTTGATGAAATGGATAACCATTTTACTCGTACATCTAAAAAAAATTATGATGGACTTATAACATATAGATGGCATAATGCTGAATTTGATGAAGATGTTTCAGAAATAACAGAGTATGCAACATTTGCTTCTGCTAGAAATCCAAATCAAATAAAATCTGCAACTGAGAACGTAGGTTCATTTGATTATGAAAAAAGTAATATCTATGAAAAATTAGGTAGTCGTAATAATGAATACCGTTATGAAATGGAACAAACTATTGTAAATAATATTTTCAATGGTTTTACAACGCCTACTACTAATTCTAAAGTAATACAATCTCTATTAAATAATGGTGCATTTATAACCAAGCGTTTAAATATACTAGCTAATATATTAATGAAGATTGATGGTACTACTACATTTGTAAAAGAGGCTACTGCAAAAGAATATGGTCTAGCAAAAGGTGCTTTAATGCAATATAATGAAGTTGATGGTCAAGTTGAACTAGATTATAATAAGTTTGGTAAATATCGTAGTATTGAAGCGTTTGGTTTAGATTACTTACATGAAGTAGTTCATCATTACACTTCACGTGCGTTAGATCCAGAGTTACGTCATACTCCAGAGGAGAAAGCATTTGCAAAGGAAATAAAGAAGTTATTAGATGAGGCTAGAGTTCTTTTAAAAGAGACTAAACCAGCTAGAATAGATGAGAATGGTAAAGAACATTGGGATACTTATGGGTTAACTAATGTTGATGAGTTTGCATCTGAAATGCTAACCAATCCTGAATTTAGACAGCAAGTTTACTTATTCGATAAAGATGCTAATATGTCTTTATGGTCTAAGTTTAAAATGTTTGTTGGTAAATTACTTGGTACATATAAAACGAGTGTTGCTGATTCTAAGATGGTTAGAGAAGCAACTGATCTTGTTACTGATTTTATAACATATGAAAACAAAGTAGGTGGTATTGATGATTATGCAACCAGATTGCAAAAACGTGATGAGTCTACTGTAGAGGATGTTAAATCTGATATCGATAAGACCTTCGCTAAAATGGAAGGTACTAGTCAATTACGTAGAGATTTGATAACAAAAAGTAGACTGGCATTAAAGAATATCGAATCTGGTATAAATAGTAGAATAAAATCATTACGCACTTATCCAAATAGTGAGCGTATTGTAAAAGAGTTGGAAAACCAACTAATAACTTTGTCACAATTAAAAGAGACCAAAGCTATTATAAGTTTCATAGAAAGTGCTCCAGAGGATTTAGATCGTCATAGAAACTATATATTAGATTGTTTAGATAAAGCTGATAAAGGTTTAATATCAGAAATCGATGATGCAAAGTTAATGCAATTTAAACATGACTATTTTGGATTCTATGAACCATTGGTTGGTAATGTTGCAGAATTAAATAGATTTGATAAAGGTATATTCCAGTTTGAAAGTAAAGAAGATGAGGAACGTTTTGGTAGTATCCTAAATGATCTTGTAGCTAACTTTACAGTAATGGATGATGCCTTAAAGAATGTACTTAGATTAAAAGCTGAGGACAATCTTAATAAGATTGGCATAACTTCAAATTCACCAACAATGGCTGGTTATACTGCAACAGAATTCTTATCTAAAGTAGGAGATATAGGTTTTGCACAAAGACATATATTCTCAACTAAATCGTCTACTGATGAGGCTTTAAGGGCTGTTCATAGAGCAATTACAGATGCAAAACAAGAAGTTAGTAGATCATATTTAAGTAAAGGTAAGGATCTTATGAAACTTCAACATAGAGTTAGTAATCCTATGTCATTATTTGAAGTAGATAAGAATGGTAAACGTACTGGTTATCTAATTAGATCTTTAAATTATGGTGCATTCCGTAATGATTATAATAAGTTTATAAAGCAATTAAATGAAAAGTATAATCTAAAACCAGGTGAATTTCCAACTGATGACGTTACTCTAGTAAAATATCGTACTGAAAAGAATGAATATCTTGCAGAACATGCTGAGAGACGTTTTACAAAAGACTACTATGCGGTGTATAATAAGATGACTATAAACACTGAAATGGCACGTAATGACATTCATGGACAGATATATAAACTATTAAATAAAGTTACTGACGAAGAAGGTAATGTAAATAGAGAAGATTTATCTGATGCTGACTGGTATAGCTTACGACATCTTTATAGAGAAAAGAAAGCATTAGCCTCATCATTTAATGTAGATGGTTCTATAAAGTCTGGTGACCAACTAGATATAGCTAATAATCTTACTGAAATAAATAAAGCAATCCAAGATAAACTTAGGTATAAAGTAAATAGAGAGAAGTTTGATGAACTGCTTAAAAAGAAAAAAGAACAGTATAAGGATCAACCGGCTAAGTTTGAAAAATGGTTAAAACGTAATACACATACTGTTTATAGTCAAGAGTTTTGGGATAAGTTATCAGAATTAGATCATATTGATTATGGTAAGAATTATGAAGCTTTATCAAAAGCTAGAACAGAACTATTGGCAATTTATCGTGATGATAAGTTTCAAGTTGATATGGATGATGAATCCGTTAGAGATACAATACGTGCTTTGGATAAAGCATTGGCTGAGGAACGTGCTAGAAACAAAGGTTCACGTGGTTTATCAACTGTTAAGTTTACTGATATTGCTACTATGGAAAAGTCAGATCAGTATACGATAGATATGAATCGTGAGATGTCTAAAGGTAAAGAATTATATGAGAAATGGTATAACGCTAATCATTTTAAAGATGATAGAGGTAGAATCCAACCCAATTCTTATTATACTTATATTAAGCCAAAAAATAAAGCATATATAAAGATAGAACCGAGCGCAATGTTTCAAGAACTTGATCAAGACTCTCCGTTTGTTAATCACAATTTTGATATAACCGATACTAATTCTGTACAACCTAAGCGTAGTGTGTATGATAATAGTAAAGCATATGATAAGATAATGAGAAATCAAGATAATATCAACTTATACAATGCTTTGCGTGATAATATGGCGGAAAGTAATGCGAAAATACCATTCTTGGCAACTAGAGATCCACATATGTTACCACAAATAAGTGGCAGTGCATTTGATCATATCATGAGTGCTGGTTTTAAAGGATTAGGACGATATACTAAAGATAAGTTTACAATTAATAACGATGATGCTGATTATATCGTTAATGAGGCGCTAATGCGTCCTGACAAGTCTAAATTAAAGTTTATACCAACCCATTATATAAGTAGGCTAGAACATCCAGAAAGCATTAGTTCAGATATAGTTGGTATGAATGCTGAATACTTTAGAATGGCTGAAAACTACAGTAAGATGGCTCAAATAGCACCAACTATGGAGGTTATCCTTGAAGCCATAGGGCAGCGTACTGTTACAAAGCAAGAAGCTGGTAGTAAGAAAGCCGAACGAATAATTGGTACTAAATCGCAAGCTTATACAAAATTAGAAGAGTTCTTAGGAATGACCACTTATGGTGAACAGAAAAAAGAATTATGGTACTCCAACTGTATTTAATACAAAGATATCTTTTAGTAAGATACTCGGTGAGATATCTAACTATTCTCTAAATAACAATGTTAGGTTGGAATATATTCTCAGCAGGGTTCTGGTATAACAACAGCTAAGGCATTGAACGCTGCTGAAACCTTATCAAATAGATTCTATGGGCCAAAGGATTATGCTAAAGCATTAGGCATATGTACTTTGAATTTACCAGGAATGATCGCTAGTACTGAGTCAGATACTACTAATAATAAGGTAATAGCTTTGATGGAATATATGGGTATCGTTTTCAATGATAACGAGATGTTCAAAGGAACGCAACATTCTAGAGTAACAAGGGTAGCTGGAAAAGCAATATCCCCAATGGCAATATGGACATTTGCAGATGTGTCTATTAAAGCACCAATATTAGTTGCAACGATGCTTAATCACAAACTCTATAATGGTGAGTTTATCAGTAGACGTAACTTTCTAAAAACATTTGAAGGAAGTAAAAAGGATGCTAATAGAGTATGGAATGCACTTGGTGAAACTTTATATGATGCATTTGAAGTAAAAGATGGAAAACTGGAAGTAAAAGAACAGTATAAAAATTCGGTATCAGTAGGATCAGTAACTAAAGTAAGAAATATAATAAAATACATAACCGCACGTATCGATGGTGTATTAAGTGACACTGATAAAACTGCTGCACAACGTAATTCATTATTAAGATTTGTATTTATGTTTAGAGCATTCTTAGTTAGTAACTGGGAAGACCGTATAGTTAAAAAGAAACAATGGAACTATATGATTGAAGATTTTGAAGAAGCGCAATATGTAGCTGCTGCAAAAACAGTTAGTAAATTCTTTAGGGTAAGATATGAATACTATAAAGGGATTATTGATAAAGAACAAATGAGGAGATCTATTCCATATCATCAACGATACGCCTTTAAAAAGACAATGCTTGAGATAGGTATAATGGCTGGATTATTCGCATTTGGTGAGTATATAAAAGGTGTTGCAGATAGAGATAAAAAAGATCAATTTAAACAATTTATTGCATATTTGGTTACTCGTACTTTATTTGAAATGGCAGCTATGTATAATCCTGCAGATTTATTATCAATGCTAAAATCAGTATCACCTATTACTGCAATGATAGATCAACTTACGGTGCTTATAGGAGCTATGATACCAGATATTGATCCTCAAGGAGGTACTACTACCAAACGTATAGTGAAAGGCCCTTACAAGGGACAACAACCATATCAGCGAGCATTGTGGAAGCTTACTCCAGCTAAGAATATATGGGAATGGGGTAATGCTCAATCCAAACGTGAATTCCTTGAATCACAATTGATGAAACGAAACAAATAGCCATAAAATTTTTATTGGCGACATAAAAAATAAAGCCCCTACAGTTAATTCTGCAAGGGCTTTTTTATTAGGCAGCGGTTATACCTAATCTTTCAAGAAGAGTCATTTCAGGAGGATCTTCTTCTTGTATTGTATCTTTAATAACAGTCTTACGATTGTTAATTAAATATGTAAAATCTCTATCATTTAGAGATTGAAATAACGTACTAAACTCGATACTATCTGCATCAAAATTCCAAAACTTTTGGATTATAATCTTTGTATAAAATGCTAAACTAAAACGGTTTCCATTTACTATAGATTCGATATCTTTAAGATATCGTTTAGGTTTAAAAAATACGAATACTGTAAAGTGTTCATTATTTATTTTAACACTATAATTACTATAATAGTTTGGATTTTTAGATAGTATTACGTACAAAGTATTTAATGCAACTGCATTTGACTTATACATTAAAAATATATGATTATATAACTGCGGTCTATTTATATCAGATAAGTAGGCATTAACAAAACCATACTTGGCTTCATTCACAATAATATCATCATTGTTATTAAACAATAAAGGTAAAATATATTTTGTAGTATCATTTAACATTTTTAAATATCTTCAGCACCATCTCCTTCGTAGTATTCTCTACGTTGTTCCCATAAATTGTTCTTGGAATGCCAAGCAATTTCTGCGATAGTGTTTGCGATAGTATCAAGTCTATTTTCAATTGAGTTAGGTTCTATTTTAAAGACTCTAACTTGGTAGCCATTATTACTTTGAATAGCTATTATATATGTTTCAAATGTATATCCTTCGATATCAAAACCTAATTCTTTGATTATATACCAATGTATAGCCATCCAATAATAGGATAACTGTCGTCTATAATCATACTCCTCTATAGAGTGTGCAAAGTTATTAACATCTGCTGTGGTTTTAATATCCATTAGAATAATCTTTTTGTTCTTATGATCAAAAGCTACTCTATCAAGAAGTGACTTACATTTTACTGGATAGTCATGATATTGTTTGGGGAAATCCCAATTTATATGAAACTCATTATGAGCTTCAAAAGTATCTGGTAAATTAAACAATAACTCATAAGCTTTCTTATGGGCTTTTACATTTTCTTCAATTGCTTTGAGCATATTCATATCTGCCCAAGTAATTATAATCTTATTTGATTCCTTATTCATTTTAAGATAATCAATATAAGGTTGAATTTGTTCTGCTAATTTCTTAGCATCACGTAATCGTAATTCTTCAGTCTTTACTTTAGAATTGATAGTAGCATCGTATGCTACTAGTATTTTTTTATCTGCTTCTAATTCTAAACTATTTGCTATTGCTTCAGCATAATCTTTTTGTTGTTGAGATCTTGGTACTTCAAAATCAGCAGCAACTACATAATTATCCCAAAATTCGTTTGGTTGTAATAAATACATATGGATCATAGTACCTTTTTCAAGATAACTGGCTTTTAAACCTTCTTGTGTGCCATCCCACATTTTACGTAAATATTGTGGTCCAAACTTTAAGAATTGCCCAATATTGGAATTAGAAACACGAGACATATCAGAATAATATGGTATACTAATATCCATTTACTTATTGTCTTTATTTATAAATTCCCAAAACTCATTGATACGATCTATATGTTTCTTGTTTTCTTTTAAACCATTATACATAGTTTCGGCATTAAGAAATGATCCATCTTGAATGTATATATGCATACGAGATTCAAGATCTATAGTATTTTTTTCTAAATGTAACAATTGCTCATCACGAGATATACGTAATTTACGAGTTAAGGTAATAGTATCAATAAAATCTTTACCTTTCTTTATGATAGTTTCAATTAGATTCATTATTGTCGTCATTAGATTGTTTTTCAATTGTAGTGTCTGCAGTAATAACATCATCCCAAGATATTTCATCTTCTTTGTCTATAGTAGACTTTGGAATGAAACTGTTAATAATTTCTAGAACTTCTTCCAATACGTCATATTGTTGTTCTAATGGATGATTTTGTTTCAGTGCTTTAGTTGAAGTAACTTCATGTTGTAAAGCATCAAAATCAGTATCCTCTTTAATCATAGAAATAATCTCATTTAAGAGATCTATTTTTTCTTTATCTGTCATAATATTAATTATTACAGGTTTATATTTCAAATAATAACTATTATTTAATAATGAACAGTTATATCTATTACGTTTTTCACTAGTAACACCTTCATGCCAATGTCCATAAAAATGATATCTAGCATTCATTGAATACTTAGATAACGTTTCATTATTATAAGGGTTATCGTGAGATAGTAGTATATCCGTATCTAGTGGTATCTTACTAAATTTTGTTTCTAATAGATTATCATAATATTGATCTGGTTCAAATGCCCAATAACTTCTGGATCTAATTGGATTTATCCATGGAGTTCCATAAAATTTTAAACCTTTATATATAAATGAAACATCTATTAAGAACTTTAATTTGTTATTGGTTTTAGTTTCAATATCAAACAATAATGTATCATTTAATCCATTAGAATTTGTGTAACATTCTTCTATATAGAAATCATGATTACCTGGTATAACTAATACCTTATCACAAGGTAATTTATTAATCCAGTTAACAAATCTATTTTCAAACCAATGCTTAGATGCGTCCATGGATCGTTGATCATTTAAACCAACAATATCTCCACAGATACATAATACATCACATTTTGGTATATCTACCAAATTACCATGTATATCACTTATTGCAGTTATTATCATAGTATAAAAATTAAAAAGACCTCCTTTTACAGAGGTCTTTGATTGTTTTATGCGCATTGTTTCGTAAGCATCTCTTCCCAATCATTATCTTCGTCACAATCATCTTCAACTGGTATAGGTGCATCAATAGAAAGAGATATTGAATTTATAGGAGTATTGGTTTTTTGTTTATTCAAACTAATATTCATATCTTCAATTATCTCATCTAGAGTAAGCTCACTACCAAATAGTTTTACTTCCTTTATAAAAGATAAAACGTTATCGATAGATAACAGTTTAATGTTATTAATAATAAAATCAGTTGTCCCTTTGACATCCTCAATTTCATGATCTTTAACAAGAGTTTCGATAAGTTCAATATCGTCACGATCCCCATAAGTACGTAAATAACGTACACGAGAGCAACGATCCTGCATATACTGTGAAACTAGATTAATATCATTACATGTCATTAATACTAATTTCTTAGTTGTGGCTTCTACACCATCTAGAAATTCAAGCATCCTATCGGTGCGCCATTTCTTTTCAATCTCATCAAATATGATACAGACTGGTGTTTTAAAACCTTTGAAAAATTTACTAAGGTGCTGTGCTGGATAACTCCCATCAACAATGATGATTGGTAGCCCACTTTCTTTTGCTATTACTTTAGATAGAACTGTTTTACCAGTTCCTTTAGTACCAGCAAGCATCACACCTGTAGTTTGTGCAGTAGTTTCTTTAAAGTATGTTAGTATACGTTTCTTAAAAGGTACATCCTTTTTAAGATTATATACTTTACTAGGTAAGTTTAAATCACCATTCTCGCTAAAAATATAGGTACAATTGTATCCATCCCAATTTAAGTCATAGACTTTTCCAGCGATTAAATCGTAATCGCATCCAACTGGTTTAGGAAATATATTTTTACCTGCTTTAATAAATTCTGACATAGTTTGTAATTTTAAGTTTTTAACAAATCGGTGATCATTTGATCTACCTGTTTCTGATTACGCACAAGATATAATTTTGGATTTTTACCCTGGAGTAATAGAGAATATTTAAATATCTTGAATCTTAACGGAAAGCTATCGGTTATCATCCCTTTACATTCAATAATGAAACCATTACCAACAAAATCTGGTAAATAGGTCATGGGTCGTATCTTTTCTCCGTTATATTCAAATTTTGGTATAAGTAAAAAATGTTCAGCTTCATACTTGGCATCAATACCAGCAGTCTTTAAAGCTTTATAAGTATATGTTTCAAGTTTACTTCTAAACTTTATACCATCATACTCATTAGGTTGCGCATTTTTTACTTTACCTTGCCTTTTTTTTCTTTTAATCATCTAGAATACATTATTACTTGTGATTTTCTCACCATATTCAACAAATGATTTATCTTTTGCGATAGACTTAAAGTGATTATATAGTTTTTCTAATGATATAAATTTATGGTTTCCTAATTTAGAATCGAAACCAACATCTACTCTTAAATCTTTAGATTTATCATTAAAATTATCAAGTTTACCATGGCAATGCCCATGTGCCATAACATATCCTTTATTCTTACGATCCCAGGAGACCATTGGAAAATGACACATTACTACATGCATATCTTCTTTCATAAAATCTTTATAAAGACTAGCTTTAAAAGTCATGTTCTTAATTTGAGTAACATGATTAAAGTAACTTTTTATTTCTTTTGGTACTTTATCATGATTACCTAAAACTAATACTTTATTACCATTAAGCCTTTGTAAGACTTTACGTGTTTTTATAGAATCAGCTAATGCAAAATCACCAATTATGTATATAGTATCATGTTTATCTACAGTACTATTCCATAATTTTATTATATATTCATCATGCTTTTCTATACTATTATCTGCAAATATATTTCTATTTGTAAACTTTAATATTCGTTCATGATAGAAATGAGTATCTGCAATAAACCATACTTTATTCATTATGCTAGAACATTCTTACTTGTAAGTTTACCTTTTTTATCAAAAGTAATACTAATAACTTCACCATTATCTAAAATGATGCAAATTTCTTCTCCATTGGCAGTAGTAAATGGTACAAATGGAATTCTAGATATTTTCAATCCAGAAGAAACACGTTGAAAATCAGTAAACACTTTATTCACTAACAAATTAGAAGTTAGGAATGTAAGAATAATTGTTAAAAGGGTAGTTATAATTATTGTAATCATTGCTTTATAGTTTTAGTTAACCATTTTTTTATTTCTGTAATACCATGCATTGCAATGGCATCACTAATATCTTTACAACCATACTTTTTATGTATAAACATAGCATATAAGCCTGTTTTAAGGCTTTCCTTACGACTATGTGTTACACCAGCTACATCTCTATCAAATAGTATTATAATACGCTTAAAACGAGTCTTAAGTGTCTCTAGTACTGTCTGAGGTATAAATGTACTCTCCGATGAAGGAGATATTGCATTATATCCCATTTCGTGTAAGCTCATAACATCTTTTAAGGATTTGGTTATAAACAAAATATCACCAATTTCTGGTAATTGTGCGTAACCTTGAATATCAAATTCAGTAAGGTTATTCCGCCATTTTGTAAACTTATCTCCTTTTGGACGGTATATTTTAAAATGATTGTATACTTTGTAAGCATACATTGGGTTTTCATCTTTGTAAATTCCCTTAATATACCCATTACATAAATAATATTTTATACTATGTACATCATATTTATTCAAAGTAGTTTTAGATATAGCATATTGTTTCCAATATAATAAATCTTTATCTGTGAAAGGTTGTCTAACAACACCTATTACAGTTTCACTAGATTGATAATAGTTACTTTCGTTTGAAAGTTTAGTCTTTTTAGTTATCTTTAAAGATTCAACAATATTATTTAATATTGCATCATAATTAGTTAAACCGGTATACAATGATACAAACTTAATTATATCACCGCATATGCCAGTACCATGGTCTTTAAATAATAACTTATTAGATTTCCTACTATAGAATATTCCAAATGAAGGATTTTTATCCTTACGAAATGGACTATTATAAATCATGCCGTACTTTAAATTCACCGATGTAGTGAGTATAAATATCTTGTTCACTTACTTTAGATAAGATATAATCTAAAGTAATAGGTTTGTTATTTTTAATTCTACTTGAATCGTACATATTTTTGTACATTAAATATAGTACTCATGGGGATCTTTGAAATCCCCCTAGTTAGCCAATTCATATATAATACGAATTCTAATTGAGTTCCAGTCTTATGACTAGTTTTAGAAAGGTAATCCGTTAGGATTTACTGGTGCATTTTGTGTAGTAGTTCCATTTGCTATAGTATTAGATACCATAGGTTCTGAATCTGCAACAACTGGTCTAACAATTTGGTCTTTATCTAAGATCTTAACGGCACTTACAGCGATGTCCATTCTTTCGATAAATTTAAACTTGGCGTATGACGGCATAGTTAAATAACCTTTATTATTATAAACCAACTTAACACGTAAACTAATGGTTTTATCAGCTTTATTAAGCAAGTTAACCAACCAGTCTGCGAATTACCACAAACGGAATTCCCCAATTCAAAAATTTAACTTACATCTTCTTTGTTAGAAGCATTCAAGAATCTGTAACATTCTTGCATACTGAGTATCATATTTCTTTTCAAGATCAGCATCACTCATACCTTCAAACTTTGTAGGAGTCCATTCAGTATGTGTAAATTTTAAACCATCGGCGGTATTAAAAGTTATTTCAACAAATGCATTATTTTGAATTGGAGACATTTTTAATTCTGCTCCAATTAACTTACAATTATCATTGATACCTGCTGCGATCACCTTAGTGGTGCTAATTTCTTTTGCGCGATTGCTATTATACATAACTTATTTCTTTAATTTTCTGGTAAATAAACACGATCCCAATGAGTAGTAATATTATTACTATCATCACTATCTGCAATAACTATTTTTTGACCTCTTAGGTGAGGTGCTCTTGACTTCTCTTACTGAATTATCTCCACCTTCAAAAGATATGATAGTCTCATTCTTTTTACGATAAACATAACCAACGGCGTCTGCTTCTCCACAAACTATATCACCTAGTTTTCCAACGAGGTCTAATGCCATTTCGGTTAGTTCTTCTCCTTCTTTATTTATCNTTCGGTCTTTTGTATGACCGATCAAAATAAGGTGATCACTTAATTCACGGAACATATCGATAACTTTGCGTACGGCTTGTCTAAGATATAAGTAACCTCCACCATTTGGTAAGGTTCTAACATCTCCACGAAAAGATTTACCCATTGGTGTCTGATTGTAGAGTTGACATGCATACGATAAACACATCTCTTCAAGACGAGTTGCATTATCAATGGTAATGTATTTATAATACTTTTTACCAGCTTCCGTATTTTTTGTTCTAATAAGAGTAGCAATTTCACCTAATTCATTAACATTCCTGGCTTGGATAGAAAGTGCGGATAAGAATTCAGAGCCGCCTTCTAAGTCAATAATTAGGTTATTCTCTAGCATAGATGCTAAAGTAGTCTTGCCTGACTTGGGTTTTCCGAATAATATCAAAAATCTTGGATTCTGAACTTTCGGAGTAGATTTCTCTATAGGTAATACTAACATTTTTATATGTGTTGTATCACTTTTGAAATTTGTTTGAGATTTGTTTGAAATAAGTGATAAGTTATATATTAAGCGACAAATTTAATAACACGTAAGATAATATTACGAGTTGATTCATCAATATTGTCAAAGAATTTCTCTTGACGATAAGGGATTAGTTTATAACCAATCTGAATGAAATTACTGTAAATCTTAACTGGTTCACCAAAGAGTTCAAAATCATATTCACGTTCTTCTTCTTTGATCTTGTCAATAGTATCATAAAGTTCTTTATACAAGTTTACTTTATCCCAATCAATAGTTTTTGCTATAACTGGAGTATGCAATGTAAAACAAGATGCTGCAAACGGACTCACTTTAGTAAATGAATAAGTTGCCTTTGGTTGTTCTTTCTTTAACCATTTTACATTCTTTGCAATATGATTAAAAATGATATTATTGAAACTTGTTTCTTTTTCCTTCTTAGGAAGAGTAAATTTATATATTGTATTCATATTCAGCCTTATTAAATGTTAGTATTTTCCTTTACTTCAGGTATACTATGTTTTGGTTCTATTAAGTCTCCATACTTTAGTCCGTTTTCAAATTCCAATATGCACGGTTCGCCTTCGCGTACCTTTAAATAATGCATATAAATTTTATTCTTCACCAAAAGTCTATTTGGACCATATGTAGTTAAACCTAATAATTCTGGACGAGATAACGCCACAACATAATCACTAGCGTGAAATATACTATCTGAAGCAAATAGGTCACTCCTTAATGGATAATGACCTGATGGATTGTTAATTCTTTCAGGTGATTCATTATTACGATTCATCTGTGACAATTGTATAATAGTACAAAGTGGTAACTTTTTTACTTTTATAAACAATTTCTGTAAATCGGAAATAGTTTTTCTTTCGTTATCACCATCTACTAATAACGCATGGTCTAGTATTATAACTAACCATTTATTCTTAGCTATGGTATTTGCGAAAGATTCTATAGTATTCATAATAGCTTCGACGGTTCCTGGAGTATCCACATAATATATTGGATATTTCTTAATGTTCTCTGCTGTTTTTTCCACATCTGCAAAAGCAGAATCAGTTAAATCAGTTTCGGCACTATATAACTCAGAGGTTGTTTGATGCAACCTATTGGATAATTTTCTACCAATCTGACGATATGATAGCATTTCAAAGCTAAAGGATAAGACTACTATATCTTCACCTTTATTTAAATCAATTAAATCACTTTCTAACGTGTTCACAAATGCACTTTTACCAGTTCCAGAGGAACCCGCAATTGTAAGAATAGTACCAGGTTCTAATCCACCACCACATGCTTTATTAAACTTTATCCACCTAGTTTTAAGTGGGTTAATAATATGTAGTTTTCTATCCTTAATATACTTTACAGCTTCTTTCGTTGCTATAGAAATATGTTTAAATGATAGTTTATTAGTAGATATTTGTTCCATAAGTATTTTCAGTTTTACTGTTATCTTCTTGCATTTGAGCTTCATTAACTTCCCATTCACATGTAGTCAACCATTTCCACATAGTCTTCATGTAACCAAGTTTACCTTGCATGAGTTTAGTGTCAACTTCATGTTTAAGACAATCCATTATATGCTGATGCATTGCTATGGATTTACCTGTAACACGATTATATTGTTGTCTACATTTGTTTACATTAGTCCTTAAGAAACCTTTGGTTCCATCTGGTCTAACAACATAAATAGGGAACAATTCATAAAATTCATCAAACCATGATTTCTCAGGTTTTAATAATGAATTCAACTTTTCAGTTGGTTTATAAATTGTAGAATTTTCCGTACTCTCTACGGTAATTAAGTTTTTGTCAATTAATCCTTGTATATCTGTCTCTTCCACTCGGCTGAGAAGGGTTGAAACGCTTTGATTTGTTTTTTGATTTTCGTCTTTAACAAGGGTTAATAACACTAATTGATTAATTGAAAGATTCTCGATCTTATCGAGTAGTGAGGTATCTAGTTCAATTATCATATTCACAAAATTGTTTATATGTTAAGTCTAGATAATGTATGTTAAAAGTCTGCGAACAGGCTTAACTGTTTCGGTTCCAAGGTATCGACTATTTTAAGAGCTTCTCTTAAGTAATATCGATAGTTTATTTTTCTTTCAGAGATTGGTTTCTCATCAAGTTGGTTTAGTATTGTAACGCCACTACTGGCTAACATATTTTGATACTGTCTTGTCCCACCAAATTTTTTATAGTTGTTCATAAGAACTTCCATTTCTTCTTTAGTGCGATATTCACCATATCCACAAAAATAACTTTTTAGTTCAGATGGTGGTGCAGTATCAAGTTTCCATTTCCATAAATATGCACCATTAGTAGATGCATAAAAACGATTTGTTCTTTGTTGGATCTCGTTGTTATATTCAACTGTCCATTGTTTTCCTGTCTTTTCAGACATCAGGAAGTCTTTAATCTCGGTATGATTCTCAATAAACTCTTTTATGGGTTTACCTTCTAGGAAATAAGCTTGAATAGCTTTTGGGATAATCTTAGGGGTAAGACCCTTGCCAAGATTTACTTTAGTAATAAAGAATCCTTTTTCTTTAACAAAATCTTTATATATCTCATCTTTTGTTTTATACCATTTTTCAGGTGGTACTACAATTCTTGCATATTCAGGATGATTTAATAAATTCATTTGTTTAGAGAATCCTTTTTTGATTGCAATATAATCATTTATTGCTAATTGATACATTGCTTCAAACTCATCTGTTTCCATAGTAAGTTTACTAAAGATTTCAAATTCTTTAACAATCTTATTATACTCATCTAACTTATTCTTTTTACAAATTAAGAATAATCCATCAGTATTATATTGTATCATTCTACAACCAATACTAATTAACATTTCAGCTAGTTTAAGTAATAACAATTGTCCATTCATTCTAATTTGCATTACCGCAAACGGACTATATACCCAACTATGTTCATTTTGTAAATTCGATTGTGTTATCGCTAGGCTTTTTATCCTAGCTTCTCATACTTATTATTAGTATGAGTCCCGCATATGTTATTACCCACTTATTTCAGTTGGGGTATGAACCACTCGTGGAGATATTTTTGCTTTCTTAACGCTCAATCTCTATGCTGTACGGTGACTAGTGATATTCTAGTTTACCTCGGCGGTGTCATTCCAGATTTTCGCCGATTTTGGTTCATTCCTATCATCAATTCCTTGATGTAGGGGCTTGTTTGTGAAATATAAACCTTTGTAAGGTTTTCCTGTTTTTACTGATTTACCAATACAACTTGCAGATAAATAACTAACTTCTTTTCCCATTCTTGGTCCAGCAAATCTAGACTTTATTGGTAATATTAATCCTTCAGATAATTCTTCAAGATCTTTGTAACTTCTAAATCTTCCATAACATGTTTGATTTTTATCATATATGTATACTTCAGGATATTTTTTTCTAAAAGTTAATTTTGCATTAGTTCTATCTGCAGATTTATGTGGTACTTTTAAGTGGTCAGTACTTTCATACTTTATTCCTTTATTCCAAGGAACACTACTTAACCACATATTTATCATATTGATAAATTTTTTAGGAATATTGTCAATAGTTAAATCATTTTGTTTTAGCTTTTTATACCACTCTAGACATTCATCCATAAATATTTTACGAGATTTTAATTGTTTTTCAATACTTTCTCGTGTTTTACATGGACCAGTTGCCATTGGATTTATATTATAACAGTTTTTATCATTATATTTATCCAAATAAACTTGTTCACGTTCTAAACATTTTTCTGGAAGACATCTTTCTAGTATTAAAAACTGAAAATTATCTTCATTATATTTATTAAATGCATTTTGTAGATGAGCATTCTTATGTGAACCTCTACGTAATGCGCTAATGTGATATGAAAATCTTCTACAAAATGTTTCAGAAGTACTACCAATATAGTACTTTCCGTTTTTTAAATTTTCTATTTTATATATACCAGTTGATTGTAAATAATCAGGTCTAGCGATATTTATTATCATAATATTAATTTTATCGTAATTAACGATATACTTTAAACTATGTTTAAATGCCGCTGTATATTTTACAATTAGTTAACCACTTAACCCATTTAATGAAAGTTTCAAAGTAGTATCTTTTAACTTTAACCCATTATGTTTAGCTTCTATACGTTCATCTTTAATACCAGAGTATACGTCTAGGAAAGCTTTTCCAAGATGTTTAGGATAAAATTCATAAGCAATTAACAAACTTGGATATAGTGATGCAGCATCTACATCTAGTAGTACTTCATCATCTTTTGGTATAATAATACCAGGTTTATTCTGTGAATGTATTCCACCAACACCTACTGATATTTTAACACCATCTAAAACGAACTGTTCTTCTAGACCTTTTCTACCAGGACTCACTACAGCCATTTTAAGGCGATTTAAGAGACTTTGTAGAATTGGTGTATTGTAACTAATATTTGGAAGTATAACGTCTTTAAGAGTAATATAATCCATTGGAGAACGTAAGTCTTTTATCTGATTCCACTGTAATCCAGTTTTCTCAAGATATTTAACTTTAATGATCTCCATTCCAATATTAACACCATCTTTGCTTAGACAATGAATTTCGTATTCATCTTCGATACTTAGTCGAAGTTCTATATCTTTCGTACAACGATTTAGAAGTTCATTGGTAGACATAACATCATTGAGGTTATACTCAATCATATCGTCTATCTTTTCGATATCAAGCGGAGCTTTCCAATCGGTAATAAATTCTCTAACATTAGAATAATGCATTGTTATTTGCATCTCTTTTAAAGATACTCTCAATGCTGTACTATATAGCATAGTAAGTAAATCTAGAGTAAAGAAATTATTAGCATATTTCCATCGTTTCCAAAGATTAAGATCACTTTGTTTATCTGTGATTATCTTACTTAGATTAAATATTGATAAGCAGATTGTACTACTATTGTAGCAACTATTGCTAAAATACTCCAAGCAGTAATTAATAATAGGATTGTCATAATGGATATTATTATATCCAACAAAACAAAAATCATTCTCCATGAAGTACTTGCACAACGCATGGATTTCATTTTTTCTTTCTGAGATTTCAAATTTGGTAATTTCATGTGTTTCGGTATTATAAAGTGTACAATGAAAACAGTTGACAAATACTTCAATATCAAATACTGAACATATTTTGTCTCTTATTCTCATTATGCATAATATACTGAATATGTTAAAATAGAAAAAGTTCTATCAACATTTGAAACTTCTATACCACTTTCTAGAAATTTGTTCAATCGTTTTTCAAAGTGTCTACGACTTTCAAAAAAACGTTTAATAAATATCTTTAATTTCATAATACTTAATTTAAATTAATTGTGAAGAAGACAGGATTCGAACCTACACGATGATTGCTTTATGGCTAAATTTCACCATTCTTTTCATCTAAGCTAGCGTCTACCAATTCCGCCACTTCTTCAACCTATAGTTTAGATCCATCCCAGATACTATAAAACTGTTCAACTAACGATTTAACTTCTTACGACATTATATTAATAATGGTAGAATGTGTTTCGATTTATAAGTGTTCTAGAATACTTATAACAATAATTGTTAGTAGTAACTAAACCAATAGTTACTACCATACCACTTAGGAATTGTGGCTATTATATCCTTTAATATACTTATAGAAATCATCAAGATTTTTATTAGTATTAGAAGGATCATATTTTGTTCCTTTTAGCTCTTTAGCTAATAAGTGATGGCTTGTGTTCAAACATGTGAACCAGGCCAACCCAGAAGATATTTTTCGATTGTGAAGCATTAAATAATTCACATCTAATGTGAGTTCAATAAACTCATCTTCTGTGAGTTTTTTTTCAAGATTAAGCAGCATTACTTAGTTGTTGATTTTTTCTAGTAAATACTTTTTTAACGCCGGCGTCATCACTAAGAACAACGCCCTCAAATGAAGTATCAGCTTCATATTTTGCAAATAAATCAGCGGCTCTTACTTCCGCAGCTTTCAAAGTTCCCTTAAATGGGATTGTTGCAAAATCATAGAATTCGTTTTCCTTTTCTGAAGATTGACGTCTAACAACCAATTTAAAGTTTTGAGTTTCCTTTTTTGGTTCAGTATTAGTTTTTACTTTCTTTTCAGAAAGAACTACTTCTTTTTTAGGTAAAGTATCAAATCGTACTTTACGAGCGGCATCTTGCGCTTTAAAGCGAGCCTTTGCTTCTTCTAAAGACCATTTTTTGGTAGTCTTACTAAAGTCTGGTTTCAATACACGTTTACGAGTATATTGTTTACCATTGACACCAACTGCAGTCTCTATAATAGTACGTTCTTTACGTAACTTAGCAAGTGTTTCTTTTGCTTTAATGGCAACTAATGACCATTTCGCTCCATCAACTTTCTTCCAAACTTTCTTTTCAGCGTCATATACTTTTGTAGCATATCCACCAAGTGCACGATTCTTAGCATCATGCTTATTATACCACATACTTTCTGCCATCTCTTTTGTAAAAGATTCATCAAGTTTGTTCTCTTCTACTATACGTAGAATAAAAGCATCTTTCTTGGCTTGTAACTTTGCAATACGTTTTGCTCGATTTGCAGTATAACGATCTTGTTTTTGTTTACGCTTATCTTCTGCAGATAAAGTTGCTGTCTTTTCAGATTTTGCAGAGGGCTTGTGCTTTAACAAATTTACTTTATCCCTAGTGATAGGAACTAATTTACTTGCCTCTGTGGCTTCATTTAAAGCGTTCTCAACCACTTTAGTGGTAGGAGTAGTAGGAATGGTAGCTGGTGCATCAGATTCTTTTACAATTGCAGTAACTGGTGCTATATTTTTTTTAGTACTCATGATAATTTTATATTTATTGATTAAACATTTAATTAATTTTGAACGGTAGGAACGTTCGTAGGCCCTCGCAGAGATATGAACTCTGATATACAAGGCTTTAATAGTTTCTTGCAGGTATTACTTATACGACGAGGGGGTAACTTTAAGCTACCAATAACATTAACGGTTTGGAAATATCCAAATCCGCTGTATTATTATATTCATCAATCTTCTTCTTAAGTTCAATGGTGCGTAATTTAAGCGCATTCTGAAGATTAGTGATATACTGTGAGGTTAATTCCTCAGATTTGTTCAAGTTTACTTTACCTTTTTTGGACTTTAGTTTTGGGTCCAAGGTCTTAATTAAACCTAATTGAACGAAACGCTCGTTTACTTCGCTTAGTTCAAAGATAGTAGGGAATAGTGAATTTGCAGGAAACTGTGATAATGAAGTATATCCCATGTTAATACATTGTTGATACAACTTCATATTGGTGCGTTCTGCAGCAAGTTCTTCTATCTTTTTTAACAATACTTTCAAATCGTAGTTTCGTTTGTAAGACTTTTCTACAAGATTTTCAGCACGTATTATTCCCCAATATTTAGTAATTTCTTTAGAGATTTCATCTCTACGACTTCTAATTTCATTTGATTTCATGTTTGATCCTTTCTTTTTAAGTTTATACTTATTTTTAAGGAATCTGAAATTATAGACAATTGGTTGAGGCACAACCCTTTCCGCAAAGGGAACCCATTCTTATTCTCTGGGTGTCTTTCCTTCTTAAGTATCTTAATACTATTATATGTGCCATGTTGAGGGGATTTATCATCCAGCAAAATCCCCTATTAGAAATTTTTGAATCATATTATAAAACATTAAATAATTCACTATACATTACATCATCCATCTTGTTTTGTATAATAAATAAACTAGAGTAAGATAAACCATCCATATATCTTTGTTTACTCTAGATTATAATGTACTAATTTTCTAATTCTAAGAAATATTATCGACGCCGTTGTGAATAAAGTACTTCTCCATTCTCAATCCTTTCAGTTGGGATTAGACAAGTTCTTCCACCGGCAAGCGTAATTGCTACATACGCTTCTGTTTTTTCAAAATCATCTATTGAGTTACCAGCTTCTCCAATTTTTGGATAGCTACTACTGAATTCTCCAGTATACCCATAGAAATATGCAGTCCAGACTTGCTCGATTAATTCATCGTGCTTATTGTCAGAGTTCAAACATTTCTCTACAAACTCTTTGTTAAGAGCTTTTAAAAGAACTGCTGATTCTTTAGATTTATTGGCATTACCAATAACTCTAATCATCTTAATAACTAAATCGGTAAATGACATTGTCACCATATCATTGCATAAGTGGTTTAACCACCAATACTTTGATTTACCGAGGATCAACGATCCATCTGATTGAACTTTAATGTTAGTATACAATTCCTTAGCTTTATCATCCAGCAAAAGACTAAGAAATTTTGTATCACTTAACATAAATTCAATCAACTTTGCTGACTTTGTTGTCATTTAAGTTTGTTTTAGATGTTAGACTGATCAAAGTCTTCCATCTCACGTTCGAATGCCATTTTCTGGTTTTCGCGTAAGTTCTTCAATAGGGCATTCTGCTCCATCAATTCATTACACAGCTCTTCCATACGATCTGCATTACGCATGTTCAACTTATCAGTTGCCTCGAACAATGCAGGATAATCTGCCCCAGAGAAGAATGAAGTTTCACCTTCAATTGCAGCTGTAATAGCAGCATTAAAGTTTTCACGGGTTGGTTTTAATAAACCCTTAGCTAAAGGAAATTCAACAGAAGTTACTCCATTGATACCTTCGTTGATAACGATGATCTGTTGACCATTAGCATCTTTAGATGCCCGAACGGCCTGAACCAATAATGGTTCAATTACATACATTGGAAACGGCTTGGAAAGATTGATTACTGCTGGATCAGCAGCAATTTTTTCCTTAAACTTTTTGTCAATAGGGTCAATAACAACTGTAAGTAAAGATTGACCAAGTAATCCGCCAAAATTGCTGATTGCAATACGATTTTTATTCATAATATATCCTTTTTGATTTATGGGTTGATTCCCATCACGATTATTTACTTTATTTAATTACACGAGAAATAAAAAAACTTTGCAAATCTTACCTTTTTTATGTCCAATAAATTCCCTATTCGATATCTTATATTCGAAGGTTTGAATTAACTTTAAAATTGGGAGTCTGGGTGCTGTCAAGCTAGGATAGATTTTGCAATATTCGATTTTTTTTGAGAAATTATTATAGGACTTATGTGACGCATGGCATGAGAGCCACGAATGGGTTTACCTATATCTAATTTGAGATAGTTTTTGAAATATTTTTGTGAATTTTATGAATTTTAAGCTTAACATATATCGCAATCATCATTGGGTTGATGAGAATACAATATACAGGATCTCTATGGTAGAGAATATATACCAAAAGCTTTTACAACATACTAGGCGTATGAGGGTCATTTTACTAAATGTTACCAAACATAAAAAGATTTCTGCTTCACCGATGTTACGATTACTTATCTAATTCATAGACCATGAATTGATGTCAGAAAATTATAGAAATTTATAGACCATAGGAACTACCTATGCCAATCTATGGATTTTTTTTATTTAACGTACGCGAATATATGAGATTCTCACTCAATAGCCCCTAATGGAAGGTCTAGGCATTTACTTTACATATTTTCATTATAAACTTTCACATTTATAACTTAGATACTTTACGTAGTTCTTATGGTTGCATAACGGTTGGTACGCGAAAGACAGACTTCATGGCAGTATATCCGTAGATTATACGCATTTCACTATCTGGGGACTTCTTTCGATTTAAACGGTTTATTATTAACTAGTCAAGATTGCATTCTTTGTATTCATCATACAAATGAAGCGTGCTTAATGTAGTTAAGGTTAAGTTCTGGTTAGCGAGTTCTTACTTCGAGCGGAAATGGGGTAAACCATATGACTATGAACTTATAAAAGGCATTCTTTACTGGAATGTAAAGTTCCGATCCATTTATATCTTATAAAATGGTAAACTTTGTCTATTTTATTATGTAAGAGTTCGTTCTCTTTAAAGGTATTTATTTATAAAACTTGCTAAAAGTTTGTTTAAATTAAGATCAGAGTTATGGCCCTCTCGTCTGGCATCAGGCATCTTTTTGCCGATTATCTTTTTTAATTGGTTTTGATGTTCCAATTCGACTTCTAGAGTAATACACAATCTATGCAATTCCTTTGGGAATTAATGGTACTCGCTCCCATTACGTTAATTATTATTGTTTAGCACCTAATTTACGATTAGGTAAGGGTTTGGCACCCAATCCAGGTAATCTGTCAACTTACAGTAATAAACGTTTCCTACTCATTTAAATACGATCGTTGGATCATAGCTACTCAGCCATATTACAATAAATAATTAGTGCAGTTCTCATTACTTTTAAAATCTTTCTTCCTTCATAAACGTATCAATTCTACGTTGAACACTAAAGATAGCACTTCTTTATTTAAAGTGGATTTGGACTCCACTAGGACGTTATCTGTCAAATGCGCATCATAAAAGAATACTATTGGAAAGTATTCAGTTGTAACTCGTGTTTCGCCCCTTCTTGATTCTGTTCTTGAAAGAACTAAAACGGGTTCTTTAGGAGTAAACGATACTCCTTGCTTTGTTTAGACTTCATATCTACTGATATTTATTCTGCGTCTTTAATCACCAGTCGGTTCTCATTATGGGTTATGCACGCTCTCCCATTATCTAATTACTTTTTCAGATTGATCAATAACAATCATAATTAGTTATCATATCATACATCATACTCTAGATTTTAGTCTATTATATCCTTTTTAATATCATGTTTATTGATAGCATTTCTCACAGAAATACCTTTCCTAAATTATTGTATAGGTTACAATCTTTATCTGTTTATAGCTTATTTAAAGTCTTTTACAGATTCTATTCAGACTTCCCATTTATCTTCTGAGACTGCTCACTTACAACGTGAGTTAATTTAAAATACTAATGTGTCCAGGCAACATACAACTGTCGATTTCTGGCTTCACAGGAGCGTCAAGATTTTGTATATACACAGGTACATACTTAATCTCTTTAATTGTTTCATACTTGTACTTAGTTACTGTTTTCACAGCAGTAGTAACATTAACATTCACATTTTTTGCATTACCTTCTACTGTTGCCATCTGGCTTGCCAAGTCGATATTAATCGCAAATTGGTTTTGTTTAGTACTTGGGTTAATGCTTAGTGGTATACTTGGTCTTTCCAAATACACCGTCGGCAGAGTCGTAGGACTTGCCGATACGGAGTTATTCGTTATAGTACTCCAACCAGTAATAATACCGATTGCAAAAAATACCAAAAATAACATTCTATTCAATCCCTTCATAATTAGTTAATTAGAGGGTATGGAAGTGTTTTTACAAAGTTAACTGTCTTGATGGCAGCATTCTTTAGTTTATCGCTTATTTTTTTTTATCAGCGACTGGCTCAGGAAATTGAGTTTCATAGAAACTTGCAATCTCACCAACTTTCTTCAAGAAAGTTTCTTCAAATGTTGGTAATTCACGAGCTTCTTTGGTGAAATAATTACTACTTACAATTCCACGAGTGGTTCTGTAAGAAACTAGATAAATCTTATCAGGATTTTTATCCTTTGCTTCTGACAAAGAATCAAGATAAGGAGTTGAAAGTTTTTCAACTAAACTTTTGTTTGTTCTTGAAAAGCTTTTTACAGCTAAATCAAAATCAAGTGGTTGTTTTTTATCAATAGTTTTATCCTTAGCTACATAAGTAACCAATATCGGAACAATCTTTGAAATTATCTCGTCAGATAAATCCAATGATTTGGTCATTGTGCTAAATACAGCATGCGCAGGCAATAAGTTGCATGAAGATACTGTATTAACATGTAGAGTTCTACATGTTGCAACAATTGATAATGGTAATGTAGTGGTAAGTAAAATTACTTCATTTGCCCAATGAGCAGCATCTTGTGCTTTTACTTCAGCTTTAGCAGCATCGGTTTCAGCCCAATTATAATACACTGATGAGATAAGACCCATTGCAGCTACAAAGTTTTCAGCAGCATTAGTTTTCTTACCAGTTTTACGAGTTTCACCTACAAATTCTCTGGTAAGGATTGTATTTACTGCAGCAAGCAGCATTTCCTTATCGGTTATTTTTGTTGGATCTAACTCAGCTTTTGGCTTAGCAAGAACTTTGTTTTCTACTTTAGCCGCTTCTTCTACTTCTACAGGAACTTCTGCATTTGTAAAGTCAATCTCAGTTTGGCCCGGATCAGCTTTATTTTCTAATTGATGTACTCCTGTAATTCCAAGCGAAACACATGCTTCAAGAAAATTAGATACGTCTTCGTCTTTTAAAACGATTCCGATCTTCTTATCAAGACCACTGTCACGCATTTCTTGCATCACCAATACATTTGCAGCTACCAAACTAATGGCATGCTGTTTACGCATTGCTATTGCTAACTCTGGGGTATCGCCCAATAAATTCTCACGAATAGCAGTCTGATTAAGTCCGGCTAATGCGATCATATCGGTTGCACGTAGACTTTTGTCATTAACTGTACCTAAAGGTAGGACTTCAGGTTTTACGGATGGAATATGAACCTTTTGGGGCTTAGCTGGAGCTTTAGCTTCTTCAGGGTTCTTTACTTGAGGTTTTTTAACCTCTGGCTTGGTAATTACCGGCTTTTTTACGTCAGCTGGTTTGTCTACTACTACAGGGGCTTTCACTTCTGTTGCAGATGTCTCTACAGTTTCAACCTTTGTTTCTTCAACTTTTGTATCTACTATAGGTGCTTTTACTGTGTTTACCTTAGCACTTTTTTTATTCTTTCCCATGACTTTTTTTAAATTGATTTTAAAATTTATACTTGTTATTAAACATTTAGAAAATTCTCTAGAAATAATGTGTAGTTATGAAGAATTCATTATACACTTTATTCGAGGAGGGTCACTCCCTGTCAGTAATTGATACGATTTTGCTATATTTGTCTTTATATATTTTACAGAATAAATAGGATACATTAGCTTACCTGTTGGTACCGATGGTATACTTAATCTTTCCTTTACAAATGGAAGACTTAAATCCAACATGGCTGTTGTATTACATTTATTCTGTAAAATAGTCTTAGATTCTTTCGCATTGTCACCGAAAAAACCTTTAACGCTGAGACCTATAGCAAACCCAAAAAATACTGTGAATAATAAAATCCACAACATCTTTATACTCTTCATTATTCTTGCAATAAGAAGACAGAAGAATATTACGATTAAGATCTTTAATAGTAACATAATTGAGTTTGTTAATTTGTTTGTAAAAATAATTTCTTTAATCGTTGGCGTGCTTTAAATAGATCACTTTTTACAGTGGCCTCAGGCACTCCAAGGTTAGATGCAATATCTTTGTATGATAAATCATCTATATATCGTAACTTTAAAATATTGCGATAGTTATAACGTAATGTAGACATACACTGCATTAATTTATCTTTATCTTCTTTATTAATCATCTCATCTTCTACACTTGGTGTAGCTGATTGTAATGGTGAATTAAAAGACATTGGATTGTCAATATCATCAATAGAATCATTTCTCTTTTCGTTTTTCATCTTTCTAATGTAGTCAATCGCTGTGTTAATTGCAATTGTCTTTAACCACATCTCAAATGAAATAGGATTTGTATAAGTTACGATTTTTTGAAAGGCTTTAGTAAACGTAACACTAACTAAGTCATCAGTTATGTCTTTGTTTTTCACTATGTTGTATATAGTATATCTAACTGTATTGTAATACTGTTCGAATAGTTTACTAAATGCTCCTTCGATACCCTCTTTTGCCTGAATAATTAGATCCTTGTCATCTTTCATATTCATACAGATTGGTTAAAAATGATAGACGATACTATCCTCTATCAAATATTTAGAACGGAAATCCTAATACTTCCATATAATGGTAATCCATATACACTCGTTTACGTTCCGTATAAAACTCAATAAGAAGCTCATGTAAGCTTCGTTTCTCATCTTCAGTAATACATGATAATTTATTTATCATTCCCGTTGCAATTCTAATTAAAACTGAATTAGTTTTTATATTAGTATCACATAGGTTAGTATTACTAAAGACATTCTCATCTACCCATTTATGCCAGAAAAGAAGTTGTGGTTGTAACCAATATTTACATGGGGATGCACCCCCAATATCTATATATCGATCATCTTCTAGTGGAAATAATAAATCTGTATAAAACAGTTTTGTTATTCCTTGTAGGTCTTCACAAAATCTTCCACAACCACTTTTCTGATATTTTTTAGGTAAATTAATTTGTATATATTCCGTTAAGTTCATTAACGAACTAAATTGCATACACCTTGATCATCAAAATACTCTTCATATAATCTATAGTTTTTTACTATAAAGTACTTTAGACCAACGATTGTAGCTTCATCCTTTGTTTTAAAAAGAGGATGATCGAGTAATGAATCATAAACTTTTCTCCAGTTATCTGGTAAATATGATTTGGATTCATTAATATTGACATAACACATTACCTTGTAACCAAGTATAACGGTTTCGTCACCTTTCTTACGTATTGGAATGATTTGATATTTCCCATTACTTGTACTGTTCTTTATTTTTTGTTTAAGTGCTAACAATCTAGCACTCTGTACTGAATATACTATTATCGCAATCAATGTGACCACGATTAATAAAACACTACTGATTCCCATTTCTTGCTCTTTTTACGATAATCTTTGCAATCATTTTAGCTTCTGCTGTTTTGATGCTTTTATTAAACATGATATAAGATATCAGTTTGGCTTCATTACAAGCATTTTCACGATAACACTGTAAATACTCTTCAAACTCTATAAGAGTTAATAAAGGTTCAGTACTAACAATTGCATCTTCATTCTCAGTGTTTAAAGCAATTTCTATTCTTGGAGTAATAGTAAGCTTTTTAAACTCATACTCCATTGGATTTGCTTCAATCTTACTAATAACAGTTCCTTTTGCTTTATAAGCGGTAACTTCTCCAGTGTTCTTAAACATTGAATAGTTTATTGCACTTATTATTTTCAGACAAGGTACTTCTCCTGTAACATGAATGAGATAGTCTACTTGTGTAGCAATATCTGTAGCGATATAAATACCAGCTTTATCCATTATTACCTCCTTTCTCGATACGTTCTTTATAGACATCATATGCTTTACATGCATCTGATAATTCCATATTAAACATTTTTGCTATGTTACTTGCAGTTGTCATCCTACTTTCACCAGCATCAACTAGCTCTTTAAGCTTTGCTTTTTCATGAGGCTCTTCAAACTTGAGCCAATGTCCAACTTTCATCTTGTACTGTTTTTTAATTGATTTATTTCAAGATCTATATTAATCCAGAACTCTTTTGAATACTTTGGATATTCTTCAACAGCTTTATCTAAATTAAAGCTATTAAGAAAATTACCATTTAAGGTACGTCTAAGAACTATACAGTTCTCTTTACACCAATTGGTATATCTTCTTGATTTATGAATAGAATGTTCATAAACCATTTTAGTAAAAATACCAAAGACTTTATGTCTTTTTAGAATGGTTTCCCATTCTGCAGGCATCTTATTTAGAATTAGCGCATTCAGACTCATACTCTAGTTTGAGTTTATTCCAGTATTCTTTGTTTTCTCCAAAATCCGTAGACTTTATAAACTCAAATAGAATGTTTCCATTTGGGAATATACTTAGACTTCTTGTAAATACTTCTTTTTGATTAATATATCCAGAAGTAGCACTCAAAAAAATTTGAATAAAATCTGTCAATATACCTTTCTTTTTCAAGAAGTTTACCAATTCTATTGGTAAATTAGATCTTATATAAGATCTTAAACCAGTTCTCTTTTTTTCCATCCTAAAATTAATTGATTTAACATAAAATTATTTGTGATCTTAGTTGGGTTTAAACCAACGACCTATGAATTTATAATTCATCGCTCTAATCTGGCTGAGCTATAAGATCTTCTGTATCCTATAAATAATGTACACTTTTTATAGTTTTTTATTCCACGTTCTTACCTATAGATACTACATCCTTACTTAATGTAAGTTTAGGGATTTGAAATTCAAGATATCGCAGTAAAGCGCCCTATTTCTTGGAATAATATACATTGTGATAGATATGGGACTCGAACCCATGGTCTCAGCTTTATCAGTGCTGTGCTTTATCCATCTAAGCTAATCTATCTCCAGCACTTTAGTAGCTTACACTTTGATTACTTATGCACTTAGGCGTACGTAATCAGTTACGAAAGTTTTGCCATTTACGGGCTTTATTGACCTATTCATTTTCACATTGTCGTGGTCAAAACCAGGCATCCCCTTAATTAAAAAACTAGTGGAGATGACGAGAGTCGAACTCGTTTCCCAACGACTGATTCAATGACCTAACAGTCAATTGTAACTAGTAGACTGATCAAAGTCTACTAGTTTATGAGAATATTATACTATAATACTAAATTGTAACTTTTAAACGTTTTCATCTTATAAGATACCACGAATATATTGAAGTAAGAATTTAGTATTGGCATTAAGCACATAATATAACATTATTGTTCTTTGATAGAGAATCCTTCGACATAAAGTACAACAGGGTTGTCTAATTGAATTAGTGCTAAGATTTCTCACTATAAATAATGAGTTATAAAGTTGTATGCCATAAAGGACTATTACACAAAGGAATACTAACTATGGGATTTACGCAATTCTGCAACGCCTGAGTATGTTTATTTGTTTTTACTTTATAATGATCTTTTAGCACATGATCAGTGGCATATTAATTTCCAGTTACTACATTAAGCATGTAACTATATGTTAATTCATATACCTCGAATAATACGAGTAGTTATTGGCACTAAGGCACTTAACTAAGGAAGTAAATAAATTATCTATTATGATAAAATATTTGATAGTTATTTCTTACCAACCACGGTAAGCATCGTAACCAGTTGGATTTGATTTACGCAAATTTTCAAGGGCTTTATCATACTCACGATAAGCTTCACCTATAGCTTTATCATAAGTTTCCTGAATTTTACCAAGTTTTGTCTGGTGATCTCTTATATCACCATCTCCGGAAGCAAATAGTTTATTTTCTTCAGTAATTGCGGCAAGTTTCTCTTTTTGTGCTTTCTCTTCAGCGCGTTGTTTACGTAAAAGGAGTTTTTCAAGGCCTTGTTTGTAACTATCTTTGGCAAGTTGTCTTTTAGTTGCATCAACTTTTGCAGCTTCTTGTTCTTTTAACAATTCTGCTGCAGCTTTTTCAGCAATTGTTTTACCCGGTTTGGAGAAACCATCAATGTCAGCACAAGATTCACCACTATTATCACCTGTGTTTTCTGCACATAACATGTGAAATTGAAATCCAAAATTAAATTTGTTCATAAATTTGATATTTAATATGTTAATAATAAAAATGTTAATTGAAAAAACGAAAGCCTCTGATTCGTAGGACTTATTAGGAGGAATCCCTTATCCTTCATTAACTACATTAGTAGGTATACGTTGAATGTACTCATCTTTCGATGTTAGGGGTCTGGATTATTTCTTTCGTTTAAAGTGTTTACTCATATAAAACTAATTATTGAATAATATACTATTGCATTATGCAGATAGTTGTTTTTGGCTGTTAAGCTTCTCTTGATAAGTTGCTTGACGTTTTTCACGGGCAATTGCTCGTTCAAGTTTTTTGTTCTCTTTATGTTCTTTAGAAACATACATTGAAGATCTACTTGTAGCAATTCCTTCTAAATGCATCAGATATATTTTTTGCAAACTGATATTTTGCTCTTTTTTGAGCATTCTCTGTAATGCGATATCATCGCTGTTTACGACAGAAATACCACGTTCTAGATTATACTTATTAATACCAGCTTTGAATGTCTTAAAAGACCTCTTAATGGCTAATATAATAACTTTTGGGATCTCTTTTGAACCAGTATTTAATGCACTTTGAACAATTGCTCTTCTTGCAATTGACTTAGTATTTCTACTAAGATTTCTAACTTTTGGTTTCATCTTTTGATAGATTATTGTTCTACAAAAATAATATTTAAGTCTTGACATAAAGAACCTTTGTTTCCTTCATGCATTTTTAAGCAACCTGCTAACAAGTATGTTTCTATTGAATTATGTGGATAAAATACTAAATACTTTTCACGATATATTACTTTAGAGGTAGGATACCAATGGCAACCTTTACATGAATTCTGTTCAAACTTTGGTTTTGCAACAAAAGATATACCAGCATATTTAATCATAACTTATACTTTTTTACGGTTATAAGGTTGCATTTTTAGTTTACGACCTTCAGAAGCACGTTTAACTTGAACTTCTATTTTCTTTTCTTTTGAATCTTTCAATGTTTTAGACATTTGTTAACTCTTTTAGAATTGCAGGTAAATACTCAAGATCAAATTCACTTAGTAAGTTTCCAATATTTGCAACTTGCACACTTTCAGGATTTAAAACTCCAGCTGTAATAAGAGCTTTTACAAAATTCTTATCTTTAGTAAGGAACGCTCTAACTTTTCCATACTGAGTTTTAGCAGTGAACCGCTTGTTGTTTACTCCAGAAATCAAACTTGAGAGTAGTTGTTCAATATTAGCCTCAACTGCCTGCTGTTGTTTAGCAGCAATTACTGGTATAATTTCTACATCTTGAACAGAAATACTAAGTTCTCCACAATCAATAATTTCAGGATGTGAATAAGCATGTGAAACAAATTGTAAAATCTGTGTTTTTGCTTGATTCTCTGTCCAATTTTCAGGAATCAAAATTACGATTTGTCTTAATTTCATTTTTAATTGATTTAAAATGTTATTATTATTTTTATAAACTTCAGAAATAACGGCTTGCCTCTT